CAAATGTCGCATTTTCCATCTCTCGTTCGCTGCGTCCATGATTGAAAAAATCAGGATCAATCGTTATCTTAGTAGGTCGAATAATCGTATTGTGATTCAGTTTCCCACTTTTGCTACCTGCCGCCTTTGCAAGAACCGGATCAGCTGATAATTCGGATCTAGAATCTAGTGTGAATTTCAAGTAAAACTCGCGATTATTGTTCTTGAATTTACTGCCTTGGTAATAATGCTCTACACTTTGCCATGTATGATTGTCTAGCATAAAGGGTTCATTCCATGAATTCGACAATTTACGTCGCCAGTTATCGAATGTCGACAATTTATGAAAATGGATTTTCTCCGTCTCTGGTATTTTCTCTCCTGCGCCTGCTCCCGGAAGTGCATTCGGGTTAGATTTCGCGTAAAACTGGAATATGATATCCGGTGTATATAAATGCACCCCGTTCGTTCGTTGGTGGTGGTTGTTGGCAGATGATGCAGCGTCCATATGAACTTCCTCTAATAAATCATCCAGACTCTCATTCGGTATTTCATCCACACGTATGCCGAGCTCGCGTTGAAAGAGTTTGAATTGTGGAATAAGGCAGAATGCGCCAGATTGTGTTTCCAAGCATTTCGTCGTAATGAGTAGTTTAATATCATAAGGCAGTTCTGAAAAGGCAAGAACACCGTGTGTTTTATATGTTATTAAATTGTATGTTGTCAATTTCGAGTCGGGCGCATGACGATGCGTATTTCGCGGCGACCGATTACGAGGGCTGCGAGGAGCACCACCGGTCATCGGCGTCGTTGTCGTTGAGTTCGAGAGAGAGACTCCCTTCCCCACCAAAATATACGCAGTCGGTTCGAATACACCACGTTTGCGAATACTAGGGTCAATCGAGTCAATTCCCGCCCCGTTGTCACACTGTAAGACATTATCAATATCACCGGATTCATATGCATCTCTCGAAAATACAATAAACTTCATGTTTAATACACGTTCCATCGTGGCAACCGCCCATGCATCCGGCCAGTAAAGCGACGTCATTATTCGCTCCTTTAGTTGGTCGGCTGAACGCACCTCGCGCATATAATCATATTGTCCCGCCAGAAGCTTCGTATATTTCATTTCATCATGTTTTAGGTTATGTTCAATCACCATTTTCTTTGCACCAGCAATCATGAGTTGTTGTTGCGCGCGGTCATGTATTGAGGATATCCTACGCTTCACATCGTTGTAATTATTCACGAGCTCTTTCGTCTCGCGCATCTGTGTTCGTGTAAGATTATGATACAACGCGAATTTCTCTCGGTAAGCACGAAATACTTCGTCGCTCACTTCATCTGCAAGCTGTTTTCTGAGTTCAAGTATCGTAGTCATACGTCCTTGCGTAAGAAGTGCATCACGAATAACTGCGAAAAATCCGTCACTCGCACCTTCGTTGTCTATGAAATTGAAATACTTATTCCGGAGATACTTGTGTATCCATAGATCGGCTGCCGGATTTGGTTTATACTGCCGACGTTCCAATTCAGACTGTTCCTTTGTTTGAAGCGGTAAAATAGATGCTCCAGATAATAGGTGTTTTTGGCGTGCGTCAATACCAAATACTGTGCCAATATCATGTCCATCATTATCCGACGTGTCGTCATCGTCGTCAATATCGTTTTCATTTATACTCCTTGTATTTACGACGGGTTCAGCTTTCAACGGCTCCTTTCCGAGAGATTTCTTGATTTCGTTGATATCGGCTTTTGTTTTTTTCGGGTCGGAAGCCGCAGCCGCGGCAGCAGCAGCAGCAGCAGCAGCGGCGGTCTTCGCACGCGATTTCCGTAACAATTCGGTATTTACGAATCCATATAATAATGGTGTCAAGCGACTCACATCCAAATCACCAGATTCATCCATTTTCACCTGATTTGACTGCATTTCATAAACACCGATTTGTTTCATGAACTCCATCTCACTATTGAATAAATAAATCGGAACATATACTACGTTATAGCGCTTTGCGAAATGATAGTTCAATTGTCCTACTCCAATCACGACCTTTTGTGGGTCGCGTAATAACTGTAACTGGAATAAGGGTGTATTGTAATTGAAATCCTCTTCTTCTAAATGCGAATATTCATGATAGTTAATATTTGGATTGAGCTTCGATTTCACCATATGAAATGGAATGGAATGAAATGGAATGAAATGAAATTGAATGTAATTATTATATACGTATAAATAATAATTACACAGTTATCCGCAGACACATACATGTATTCATCGGTAGGTCATCGTATTTCGAATAACCCCTGTCGTCGCATCAGTCTCCGTCGTAATAAATGACATCTTGAAACGTCGTTCCTTACTTTTATTCAGTGCAGCAATCACGCGTTTATACCTATCGACATTATTGTCGGAGGTTCCACCTGCTCCCAAATGAAGTGCGTCTGCTTCGTTGCCATAATCCAATATTTTCTGTTCTTGCCAAATATCGTTGATAGAAAGAAACCCAGGAATGTTCATAATGTTTATTCCAACATTACGACGATGATAATAATTGCTTAAAATCAAATCATCCGAGAGACGACATATTTGATTGTCGACGGCAGTATAACGCGTCATATATTCCATAAAGTCATCGCCGAATGTATTTAATTTCACGCACACCGACCCGTATCCTTCTGCAATCGTTGCAACGTCTTTATGTGCGCGTTTTCCTTCAAGATGCATATTCATAAAATCAAACCCGGTGGATGTCCATACGTTATTGTCGTTGGGTGCAATCATTTTTTCATAGGTTTCAACCATTTTCTTCGGATAAGCAATATCATCATCAAGATAAATAATGCGCGTGTGTTCAGGGTCGTAATTGCTAGCGCGCTCAGAGTCACACAAATAGGCCACCGCCGGAATGATTTTCGTTGCAGGCCCATAATCCGTTTCAATACGATTCACCGTGAGCGATTTTCGAATATACTTCGGCACGACATACGTCTCGCCTGTTCGCGCAAACTGTTCCGGAATATTCAATAAAAATAAATCAGGCTTGCGCGTTTGGTCCAATATACTGTTTATCATTGGTCCGCACTTATTAATACGCGTTGGACTCGTTGTAAAGCTAACCACGATTTTTGTTTTACTTGAAGAAGCCATACGATACGATACGATACGATAGTATCAAACGTTACTCATTATATATCCCAACCTCTATATCGATTTTACTTCTTCGCCTTTCCGGAGATTTCATCTAACATATCCAGATGCTTAAATATTGTCTTATTTGTAATACTGGGCTTGCTTTTGATTTTCAATTTTGAAATTTCGGTGATTTGTTCAACCCGAGTATCGAATGTCTCTACCGTTAGCACATCACTTCTGCTGCGATCCTTCAATACAACGTGACTATGCTTCACCATAATAAACAAATTCTCCGCGAGTTCATCCACTTCGTTCATCTTTCCCTCTTGACGCATGTTCGAATACATGAGTTCCTGGATTTGCTTCATAAGAGCCAACACCTGCGTCTTCTCCACGATTCCGATTTTCATCAAATTCACAATAAACAGCGACATCGCTTTACGTTTCTCATTCGCCTTGTTGATGTCGCAAAACTTGTCATAATTTTTCTTTGGGTCACAGTATTCTATTGTGTCGAATAGCGACATGAATGATGCTAAATTCCGCTCAAATACATCACGAAATACAGTGTATTCTGCATGGTCTGGTTCTTTATCCTTCATCATCAAATCTTGGAACAACCTCGCATAAATCGCCGAATAGAACGAATTTGAACTCGCGGTAGTGAAAATCGAAGACGCAATACGATTCATCACTGAAACGGTATTGTGCTCATCTGATGTATCATCGTTACACGCCTTGAATAATTCATCTATCTCCTTCAAAATGTTGGCAAGCATCGTATCATATGTTTTGTCGGTAAGCTTATTCAGGAACGAACGAATATTATCAATACTCGATTCAATTCCCTCTTTTTTCTTGATCTCAGTCTTTTGAAATGAGAGAATCGTATCCCATTCACTATTCGGTATTTGCTGATTTCGCGATGATGCAGTAGCTCGGGTAATCGAATGCCCACCACCTGCTCCGGCTCCTCCTGCGCCACCTATACCGTTGCTACCACCGCCACCGAAACGACTTTGAAATGTATTTGCGCTGCTTCCCGCGACATGATATCCGGTGCTGGTACCAGCAATCGTGGCGGCGCTTCCTCCTAGACGAAAATCACCCGGCTCACGAACCGGAAAAACCGGCGTTTTAATATATGTGGGTGCACCCACTAAATCTGCTAAATCCGATATCGACTTGATAACCTCATCAGGCAATTTCAATTCAAACCCCATATTCATAAATGCCGCATAATCCGGAAGGTCGTAACGATGTGTTATTTTAGCCATGACGTTCGTCGCGAGATGCTTATAATATTACGTATATAAGTTTTATATCAATTTTTTACATGTAATACGTATAATCATATATAGTACATGCTGAAAGTAGTATTTCACCCCTCATTAAATTACACTTACGGTTATTTACCTAGGAATTGTATGATACAAATCAAACCATTTATCCGTCTTCAATAGATGAAATAGTTCCGGATGTTTGTAATTGATCTGAACAACTACATTTTGGTCATCATCTGTGATGTATTGGTCATATAATTTTATCAGGTTTTCTTTGTACAAACGTTCGTACGTATCAACCAAACTGTTCGGTAGAATAAATGACCCACCCATGATCAATATATCATCAAGCTGCAATAAAACGTTCGGGTCGATCTGATTGTTAATGTCTGGGTGTCGAAAACAGTTGTACATAATTTTTTTAGGTAAAACACTTACATTTATATTTCGAGGAATATTCAAATCAGAATTTCTGACGTAACCAAAATCGATCCACGCGTAGTAGTCATAATTATAATACGCGTTGGATTGTTTTATGAAAGAGATTTTACTATGATTAATCAAATTGTATTCTGAATACAAATGTTCCGGATTGATTCTACGATGGTATGCAAGTTTATTTTTATAAATGTCACTATTCATCACCGCCTTATCTCGTTCCATTAATGTGGTAAAAAACGTGTTTTGAATAAAATTATCAATATTGACAAATTGGATGTTTGATTTCACCGTATTATTCGAATGTGTCATTATAAGGTCAAATATATGCTGTTCTACAAAAACGATCGTATCATACGTCATATAATTCAATATATTCAAAAAAGACGTAACGTAATCGTTGTTTGTCATCTTGTAATGCTGCCATGATGATCGATTGATATCCTTATAGGCTGTTATAAATAAAATACTTTCATTCGTGCTAGGATTTGGCGCAAACTTATTAAAATTACTTTGTAACATGATTCTAATAAACTATACTAAATTACTTTCTCTAAATTGTTTCCGGATATGAATATACATTTGTATATGAATAACAGACTTAAATATATTCTGCTATCATAATTAGACATATCCGATATTATTTCGTGACTTACATCGAGGCCTTTTATTATGTCATCTACCGACGATACTCCAACTATTCCTTCTTCTGCCGACTGCGACGGCGATTCTGGCGCGGGCGCGGGCTCCGGATCCGAGTCTTATCCTGAATTCAAAATTTGGGAAGACGTGTGTGAAATTTCCCCCGATCTTCTTCGCGGAATTTATGCGTATGGCTTTGAAAAACCCAGTAATATTCAACAAAAATCAATATTATCAATTATCCAAAAGCGTGATGTAATTGCACAAGCTCAATCGGGTACAGGTAAGACCGGTGCATTCACCGTTGCAGCACTTCAAAGTGTTGATCTCGCAAAGGCAAAGACACAGGTCCTTATTCTCGCTCCGACCCGAGAACTTGCCCGACAAATATACGACGTGATCCAAGGACTTGCCGCGATGATGACCGGTCTCAACATGCGATTGCTCGTCGGCGGAACTTCAACTGCCGAGGATGCTGCAGAGCTGCGTAAATCTACGCCACACATTATCGTTGGTTGTCCCGGACGCGTCTTTGATATGATTCGCCGGAACCATATTCAAAGCTCGAGTGTTCATATGCTTGTGCTCGACGAGGCCGATGAAATGCTTTCTGCTGGTTTTAATGACCAAATTTACAATATTTTTCAATATATGCCATCGGATATCCAGGTTGTTCTGTTTAGTGCAACGATGCCGCCTGAGCTATACAGCCTAACAGAGAAGTTTATGCGAAATCCTGTGAATATTCAGGTAAAGGCAGAGCAACTTACTCTTGAAGGTATTCAACAGCATTACGTGGCACTTGACGATGATGTGCAAAAGTATTTAACTCTGAAAGACCTCTTCAAGACGATTTCCGTTTCACAGTGCATTATATTCTGCAATTCGACAAAGCGTGTGGCGGATCTTCATGAGGCGATGCTTTTCGACGGCTTCCCCGTTTGCTGTATTCATAGTGGAATGGAGAAGGGTGATAACCGTGAGCGCGACAAGGCGTATCAGGAATTTAAGGCGGGAGTTCATCGTGTTCTTATTTCTTCGAACGTCACCGCTCGTGGTATCGATATCCAGCAAGTTAGCACTGTTATCAATTTTGACATGCCACAGGATGTGCATATTTATCTTCATCGTATCGGACGTTCCGGTCGTTGGGGGCGCAAGGGTGTTGCAATTAACTTTGTTACTCGACGAGATATGCGCATCAAGAAGGAGATCGAGGCATATTATGAAACGGCGATTACAGAGCTGCCTGTGAATTTCATGGAAGGTATTTAGAACTACATTTTCACAACCACTAATAATCAACAATAACGCGTTAAATTATATAAATATATTAACGCGTTATATATATATCATTATATATATATTTTTGACTACCTAGTAGAATGAAAGTTGTCGCCTTTTTATCCAACAAACTGACCTTACGAGGTACAGAAGTCGCAATCTATGACTATGCTCATTATAATGAGACACTTCTTGGGAATAAAAGCATTATAATAACTCGCGATTATGAGAAAATCAAATACGAATTTGATGTCGATAATAAAGCCTACGATAAATTCAAGGAAAGATTCGACGTGTTGTATTACGAATCACAAAGTGATATAGACCAGATCGTATTGAACAATAAAGTAACGCATCTATTTATAATCAAATCTGGAACCAACGATGGCCTGTATTCAAACCACTGCACTAATATTATACACTGCGTATTTGATGTATCGCAGCAACATGGACAAGTATATACTCCAATCGGAGAAACGATTAATCAAAGATACGGTACAAATTATCCTGTAACGCCACATATTGTTACATTACCAGATTGTGATGAAAATCTGAGATCGTCATTAGGAATACCAGAACATGCAATTGTATTCGGTAGATATGGAGGAAAAGAATCGTTCGATATTCAGTACGTTCAGAGAGTTGTTAGTAGTATTATACAATTGAGAGATGACGTTTATTTTTTATTCATGAATACTCATCCATTTTATGGACATAAAAATATAATTCATTTGCCTGGAACTGCCGATATGATTTTAAAACGTAAGTTTATTAACACATGTGATGCCCTGCTACACGCGAGAGAACGAGGCGAGACTTTCGGTTTGACATGTGGCGAGTTTTCGATTTGTAAGAAGCCGGTCATTACATATGGCGGATCTATCGAACGTGAGCACCTTTTGATTTTGAAAGATAAGGCGGTTATTTATAATACACAAGATGAAGTCGAAACTATTTTACAAACCTTCAAGAAGGATAAGTATGATGTAAGTGAAAATGGATACATGTTTTACACTCCAGAAAATGTGATGGAGATTTTGAATAAGAATTGTTTGATATAATAAGTGAGTTTGTTTTGATATATTATATTGTTGCGTCATAACAATACGATGTCTTGCTCTTTTAGCGTATGTTCTTTAATTACAGATATGCGTGAATCCGTTACTGATATCCCGCGTGAGCCGGATGAGGTTAAATCTTTATTGTTGGAACATTTAGGGTTTGGTAGTAAGCCGAATGAGGCAGGTATAGTGGGCGGGGCTACGACGAACACAACGCCTAATAAAGTAAGTTGCAATATCACCTTCAAGCATCCGATTTCTTATACAAACCCGGATAAGTTACACGAATTACCTACATCAATTATTGAAGATCTTGAACTACTCCAAGCAAAACCCAAATTGATTGTCGCGGGCGGTTCGAAAGCAGATGTGGCCGATGCTACCGACGACGCCGACGACGCCGACGCCGATACTCACGCAGCCGACGTTGTCAAAGGTCTGTATCATTATGTATTCTCTCCACAATCGGTATATGGAACAGAACATTTACCCATTTGGAGTAAGTATTATACAACTGATATCGAATATTTGAAACACACGCAAACGTTATTGGAAATGTTCGATAATGAACTACTTCAGCGATGTATCGCGCAGAACACCGGACAGACTACCTGTGTGGATGCATTTTCTACGATGAAGAATACATGGACCGAATTCCGCGGAACTGGCAAAATCCACGATTTTAAAGAGAAATTCAGTTATGTTGAAACCCCCTTTCTCTCGAAACTCAACACATCATCGTCGTTTCTCCAGTTCTTAAGTCTGTATAACATTTCATCGCCCGTTATCGCACTATTGACTCCCATTATTGTTTTGATTATTCCATTTTTCGTATTGTTAATGAAAGGGCTTGGTGTGTCATTATCGGAATATGTTGAGATTTTGAAGCAAATTATAAGTCAGCATTCTGTGGGTAAATTCTTCACACAATTCGACACAGTAAGTATTGAACAGAAAATGTATATATTGATGTCGGTAGTCTTCTACTTCATCCAGATTTACCAGAATATTATGGCATGTGTTCGGTTTTACAATAATATCAAGCTGGTTCATACACATATTCATACGATCAACGGATATCTCACGGCGACCGGCGTCAATATGAGTTATATGATTCAACTCATTCAAACGTATCATCTCTCGACCTACGAACCCTTTCGCGAAGAACTTTCCAAGAGATATGCTTTACTCAACGAGGTTACCCAGGCTCTTACTGATATATCGCCATTCTCAGTATCTGTAAGCAAGTTTTTTCAAATCGGATATGTAATGAAGAATTATTATTCCCTGTTTTCACAGACCGACTTGAATGAGTTACTGGAATACAGTTTCGGATTTAACGCATATATGGAACATCTTACTGCATGCAGGTCGTTTGTGATTGACGGAATGATAAATAAGTGTTCATTTATTGCAGGAGATGATGACAACGAGATAGAACCAGCGCGGCCTTTAACACCGATAGTAGAACAGGAAGATGAAAAAGACGACGATGATAAAAAGGAATCATCTCAGGAGGGTCGTGCCGAAAAATTGAGTGAGACACTTCCTCCTCCACCGCCTCCTCCGGAACCTCCTATAAAAAGAAAGGGTGTAACAAAACTGACTGCACAAATCTATGCACCTTTGAAAGCGCACGACACCGCGAAGGTTGTTGCAAACGATATCACACTCGATAAACAACTTATTATTACGGGTCCAAATGCTGCCGGAAAAACTACCGTGATCAAATCGACTCTTTTCAATATTATAATCTCTCAACAACTCGGTTATGGCTTCTATGAACGCGCTGAAATCAATCCATACGACTACCTTCACTGCTACCTGAATATTCCAGATACATCCGGGCGCGATAGTCTCTTTCAGGCTGAATCACGCCGATGCATGGAAATCCTGCGCTGTATTATGGAAAACCCAGCGAAACGGCATTTCTGTATCTTTGATGAGCTTTACTCGGGAACTAATCCATATGAGGCAGTAGCAGCAGCATATGGGTATATTGATTACATATCAAAAAATCCGAAGGTGGATCTCATCCTTACAACGCATTATATTGAACTATGTGAGCTTCTCGAGAAGCGGAATGCAGGTGCAATAACAAACCTTCATATGACGGTGTGTGCCGACACCGGGGCGTATTTGTACAAGATTGCAGAAGGCGTTTCAACGATTAAAGGCGGTCTGAAAGTTCTACGCGATCTCGATTATCCAAGCGAGATAGTGGAGAGTGCAAAGCAGATTATTGAACGAAAATAATCCGCACAGCTATGTATTCTTCACGCAAATCGATTCGATCCAAGATGCGTGTTCTTCCTCTTTTATTTTCTTTGCTTCGGCAGCGGCAATATGACGGCGTAACTGTCTAATATATCTCTCGTAATCCGGATCGTCTGTTTCCGTAACAAACCACAACGACGCGACATTACCATGAAAGTCCTGAATGGTCTCTAATGATGGCCCAATAGACGGTGTCTTTGAAATGATGTCATAGATATCATTCAACCGCGCCCATGCTTGTTCATGATTATATGTAAATTGTCCCTGGTAAAGCGACACCGTCAAATAATTGATCATACTGGCCATAGTTGTCACTACAGGATGAACGTTGATGGTGGGTTCGGCGACCTCAACATCGATGATCGTAGATTCGTCATCAGACATTTCGTAACACGTAACTTAATAAATAGAGAGTTACGTGTTTAAATTATTTCAATTTCATGATTATCCTCATTCAATAAAAGGCGCGGTTTTGTCGATAAGCACATTCTTCGCCACACGTCGTATCACCTTGGAAATATTTCCATCCTGCGCGCCATCTGTTACTATTTTGGATAGTTTGAAATAACGGGCATTATCCTTGGTATTGCTATTCATGCACTGTGGATGACGCGCAGCCCATTCTCCCATCAAACTCACATTCTTATGTTCCACCGCAAGTACCGCATTCGTCATTTTGGCGTGGTCAGGGCCATCACATTCCCACTTGTCGGCATCTTTTACATACAACGTCTCTCGTTTAATATCACTACAATGAACCGGGCGTTTATGCAATTCCGTTTTATTCAAGTTGGTGATAAGTATATTTGACATTCCTTCCACATAACCAAGTTTCCCGACATTTTCAAGATCGTCGGTATCCAACTGAATCGAATTCACGAAATCCTTCATATTCATCGCATCCTTGCACTGTTCATTCAAAAAAAATTGCATGTTAAACGTTTGATTACCACAATTGGTCATATTATTGGTTTTGTTGTTTGTAATTGATGTCGGTGCAACTGTCATATTGGTGCTATTGGCTGCGATCGTAGTCGCCGTAATTGCCGTCATACTCGTTTTATACAAATCTAATATCTGTGTTTTGAATTCATGGTTCATCAGCATCATCGTCGTTATTACATTCTTAAGTTCCGCCGTATTCTCGATTTTTGAAGCATCCACTATCTTTGTAATACACGACGCCCCGAATTTCTTATTATGCCGCCATAAGCCAGTTCTATTGATATAAGGACGTTTACAGTATTTACATTCATATGCCGAGGAGGAGGAGGTCGAGGCCGTGGAGGTCACGTGACCAGCATCCTCGCCGCCGCCGCCGTCGTCATCAGATTCATTCTTAATCGGTCCGTTATATATCACGTTTTGTTGTTCATCCTCTTCGTTGAGGTTAATTTGGACGATGTTTTTGATGGGTGTTTTTTGGGGGTTCGGGAAATCCGAAATATTCAGTGACGGGTTTTGGGGGATGCTTTCTGCGACAGTTCCGCCGCCGCCCCCTGAAATGAGACTGTGAATGTAGTTTTTGCATTTGGCGTTCTCGGAACATAACCTTTGATGCTTTGTGGATAAAAGATGTGTATTAAAAACGGTTTTGTTATTGGTTTTGATGTTGCAAGTATCACAATAAAACATTAATGGATTTTCAGTCTTGATGGAAATGTTGCCTAAATCGCAGGGGTATATATAAATGTCCAATATTTTAACCCCGGCGGATGGCCGCGGACGGGGTCCAGAATAAATCAAAAAATTACCGTCACAAACTTTTCGTTTGGTCGAAAAAAGTTGTGACTAGTCAGTCACAAAATGCAAAAAAAACATGTTTTAAAAGTCCTACGCCAAATGATGAAAAGGACATTTATGGACATGTTGCTATTGTTGCGTAAAATAGCAACATTTCCATCATAATATCACAATTGGTCGATTATGTTAGTATTGTTATTGATTATGACGCCGAAAGTATATACAATACCGTATTAATGGAATTTCAGTCTTGATGGAAATGCTTGATGGAAATGTTGCTTAAAACGCCTGGGTCTATAGAAATGTCCAATAAATGGGTCCTGGCGGAGGGCCTCCAACGGGGGTCGGGAATGAGGCAAAAAGTTACCGTCACAAACTTTTCATTTGGTTGAAAAAAGTTGTGACTGGTCAGTAACAAAATGCAAAAAAAACATGTTTTAAAAGTCCTACGCCAAATGATGAAAAGGACATTTATGGGCATGTTGCCGTTGTTGCGTAAATAAGCAACATTTCCATCAACACGTGTATATCAATACATTACATAGATTGTTACGATATATGCTCTGTAATATTTTTTATTTTAAACGGAATATTTTCGGCTGAAAAGCGTCCGCTTGCGGACCTCCGGTCCTTCCAACCATTGACTTTTAGAATTGAATAGAATAGAATTGAATAATATACTCAATTTTAAACGAAATATTTTTGGCTGAAAAGTGTTCATCCATGAAACTCCACTGATTCCAAACATTATGTTTTATGACGATATGGTCTTTTGACTGTACTTCAGAAAAATTGAAATGCGTTTTTACTATTAGAGCATACAACAGCGTTCATTACAATCATTACAATCATGCCAGCCCCCGGCCAGTTTCGTCCAAAAATTCATCAATATGACATGCGAGTTCTTATACACACAGTTCTCGAAAACTTCGATCCGACGGAATCACGCGATGCGGGAACCAAGCGTTACAGGATTCCCCCTTACCAGAGATTCGACTCTTGGTCTCTCCAAACCAAACAAAAATTAATTGACACTGTTTTACACTCAGTTCCGATGCCGCCGTTCTTTGTTACTTCCCATGCCGAAGTTTCTCCTGGCGGCAATATTCAGCAATACTACAACATCCAAGATGGCCAAACTAGGTTGTCAACTCTTTACAATTTCATGCACAACAAGTTCGCCGCAGAAGATAGACGCTTCTTCAAAGACCTTTTCGAAGAGGAACGTGCTCGCTTCATGTCTTACTCACTCCTCTTGATTGTAAGCGAGAAAAATGAAGGAATAACCGACCGTGAATTCGAAGCGGCCCTAGCCGACATGTTTGAGAGACTAAACAGCGGCAAACCTCTATCCGACAACGACAAGTATCACGCGCGTCTCAATACGCCAGTCATGCAGTTAGTAGAGTCTCTGAGAACTTCGCCTGAGTTTGGAATGCTTTTGAAGAAGTATTGCTGGAGTAAATTAGGCATGGGAACGACCCGCCCCGGTTTGAAAGAAATGGCGGCAATCATTATGTCGGTAATCATGAACGATTCCAATTTCATCACTACATCCTACGCCCTCAACGGTCAGTGTATGGTTGCCACCGAAGTCGGGGCCGCAGATATCGAACGCGTTTCCTCATTTCTGCGCTTGTATTTTGACACCATCGAACTCGCCATTCCCAACGTTGCCAAACCCAAGCCGGCAATTTTCAACAAACTCCCGTCAATACTCGGTATGATGCTGTTCGATTATATTGAACACCCTGGCGCAACTCGCGATGCGATGTGGATCAGTTTCATCAAGGCCAACCATGACCACAAAAACTTCGCCAAAACACTCTTTGCAGGTTTGAACGATGGCGACCGTCGCTGCGCAACCATCGGTGCATTCAACGCAAAATTTACGGCAGTTGTCAGAGCGTTCGCACCGACTCACTCATTCGAGCATGTCATCGCTCAAATTACAGGTGTTGCCGCCGAATCACCGGACACCTGTTCTGATACCGAAACCGATGATGAAAACTAAATTCGTCTTGTGTGTATGTTGTGTAATTTTATCAATAAACGAACGAAACAATTTGCGTTCCCTTTTTTTTCATGCATAATCCGTATAAATCCGTTTGTTTATAGAATATAACATCGCGGGTATTATATTATAATAGTGATTTACGAGAGAAATGGGCGAGTTGAGTTTTTTAACCATTATTGTTAGTTTAGCCGTTTGTTCTCTTTTGGTATATGCAGCCTTTCAATACATGAAGGTTCGTTTGTCCATTTTAGAACAATCCCACAAAGAACAAGCGATGATTTTACAACAATACATAGAAGAATCATCCACTGATATTCATAGGTTATACCAAATGACGACATCTGGTAGGGGGGATTCATTTCAACAGAACGGCGATGGAAGTATTATACTTGAATACGCGAATGAAAATGTAAGCGATAAGCCAGTCGCTTATCATGAGCCACATACGATTCATTTAGATACCGCTCTTTATCAACAAAATAAGCGCAGTAGCAACCTTATAGAAATTTCATCAGATAGTGAAGATACTACGGACGGTGAGAGCGACTCCACATCAGACAGTGAGAGCGATGACACAACAGAAACTGACAGTGACGACAACGACAACGACGAAGATAGTAATAACGCACTTGATGTTCAATTACAGGAACATACAGTTGTCCCTGTTATTTCAGAAATCGTAGAACTCAACGAAACTCATACCCACACGCCAGAAATAAAAATGGTTACGGTAGATTTAGGGACAATACAAGAACCTGATGTAAGCCCATCGAGTGAGAAGCCATTTGATGTTCTATCTATGTTGTATAAAAAGGCACAACAAACCCCTCTTCCCGAGGATGCTTTCGATACGATAGACACGATCGATACTGCTGCATCCGTTGAGCATTCACCCGCCACTGCACCTGCATTTCCGGTTGTAGCCGGTGGTTCAGCTATGATACCCCTATCCGGAATGTCTGTGACGGAGCTTAAATTATTGCTTAAGGAAAAATATAAGAACCAACCGGACAAACACGCCGAAATTCAAAAATTGAAGAAGGCAGAACTAATCCACGCATTACAACAAATACAGTAATAGATTTTTATTCTCATAATATACATAATATATATAACTATGTCGCATGCACAACCCCATTGGGCCAAGAATTACAGTTCGAGTCATAATGTCTATTTTGATTTCCCGCCACTTATGACCGATGGACGCAACTTTTCCGGTTGGCAACCCGGCAACGCTGTGAATGAATCGATTCGCCGCTCCGAAAACATAAAGACGAACTGGGACTATCGCAGATATTTAACCACGAATGCCGACCAAGTCATGACCATTAATCGTGTGGATGCGGTGAATGCAAGTGGTCATGGTTCATTTGATCCCAACGCTTATGAACAAGAGCAACGTAATGTACCATTCATGTATTCATCCGTTATGGATACGAGAGAACCGTTCGGATATGTCCAAAGTGATCTCAAGGACGTGTATCTCTCAAGAGAGGCACTTCAATCCCGGATGGTTGCCCCCGAAATCACACAGGAACATGTTCTCGCATTTCAGAGACAGCAGCAGCAGCAACCACAGCAAGCCCAGCGAGGCCACTAACGCTGAGAGATGAATGTATATAAACCCTTATTTGTAATATTTGTTATATCCAAACATTACAAATCGCGAGAGATGCGAATTATTAGTTTCGATGTAGGAATGAAGAATCTAGCATATTGTTTATTTCATATACCCGATTCTCTCGCTGCATCATTCGGTGGAACCACCCCACCCGTAACAAATCTGATCCATCAGATTAAGATTGAGAGATGGGATGTAATCGATTTGCGGTTTGAGCCTGTATCCTCTGAAAGCGCGGCATTAACAACTGAAGTAATTACCGCACCGAAGCGAACATGCATGAACGACGGTAAATTAGCAAAGTGGATGTATCTGCCTCAAAGCACAGGAATATCACCGGCGTTGTATTGCGTGAAATGTTCGGATAAATCCAAATATAAAGTACCATCTCGAGAGATTTTACCATTCAAACGTAAGCCGGAACTTATAACAAAAAAGAAATTAGGTGAATTGATGGATATTAAGGCGAATCTCTCGCCGTTGTCGTCGTTGTCGTCGTCGTCCTCGCCGTCGTCTGAAGTTCTCGCACAGAACATTAAACTCCGGAAGATCGACCTCATCAAAGAAATCACCGCGACTCTTTCGAGAGATTATTTGGAGCCATTTGATGAGAATAAATATACAGCTTATATTACCACTGGTGTAATGGCTACCATCACGAAACCAAAAAAGCCGAACTATACATATGCACATGACCTCGATTTAATCACATATGGTCGTAACTTAACAAAACATCTTGATATTATACTATATCCATCATCCATTAGTAATAACGCACCGATCGACATGATGATTATTGAAAATCAAATCAGCACACTCGCCTCTCGAATGAAAACGCTTCAAGGTATGATTACGCAGTATTTTATTATGAAAGAGGTTCCGCAAATCGAGTTTATATCCGCTTCATGCAAGTTGAAACTTTTCACCGATTCAGCAACGACGCAAGAAGATATAGACGGCGATGAGTTAATTGTGGATGCATCTACATATACTGACCGTAAAAAATCAGGAATAGCGGTATGTCGCTCTCTCGGCGAAATCTCTCGGAAATACAATTCAGATTATGCAAAATGGATGACGATATTTGAAACACACAAAAAGAAAGATGACCTCGCCGATTGTTTTCTACAGGGCCTATGGCGTGTTCATTCATTATGTGCGGTGTGAATCAAATAATAAAGTATTTCTTTTAATCATATAATCATACTGAACATAGTATAATTTAGTATAAAGATTACATTCTATTATAACACATACGAAGAAACACGATGGCAGAAGAAATTGATTTAGGTGCCTTGGACTCGATGCCGACATTTACTTTCGGTAGCGGTGGTGGTAGTAGGTCGTCTGGCAGTGGCGGCGGCGGCGGTGGCGGTAATTTCGGCGGAGGTATCGAACTTCTTATGAATAATAAGTTCAAGGATAGTGACCGCAAGAGCGGAGGTGGCGGGAGCGGAGGTGGTGGTGATATCGATTTAAGCGAATTGGCTGCACTTGAAAATGAGCTTAATGACTTGAGTAATGTTAAGCGAAATAGCGATAGCGGCGGCGGAGCCAACGGAGGCAGTGGCGGTGGCGGTGGTGGATTTTTCAACGGAATTTTTAATTTAAGTAAATCAGACGGAGAGAATGACAGCGGTGGCGGTGGCGGAGGCGGTGGAATCCATTTAGGACAATCCACATCAAACACCGATGCCGATAATCGTACGTGGGATGGATATGGCAAATTCAACAATATACCGCTTGACCCTGATGCAAATGCGGATCCAACACCGCAGTTTTCAAAAGAAGAATTGTTGAAAGAGAAATTCAAGCTTCTTCGCAAATTGGAGGAATTGGAGCAGAAGGGGGTCCAACTCACGAAACGTTATTCGATGGATTCATCGTACCCAGAGATGAAAGGCGAGTACGACACGCAAATGGAAGAGCGCGAGCGCCAGAATAGTGTGAAGTTTCAAGGCAAGATGCTTCTTGCATGTATTACCGGTCTCGAGTTTTTGAATAACAAGTTCGACCCTTTTGACCTAAAATTGGATGGATGGTCGGAGCAAGTGAATGAGAACATCAACGAATATGATGAGATCTTCGGCGAACTTCATGAGAAATACAAATCCAAGGCCAAGATGTCGCCTGAATTGAAACTTCTCTTCCAGTTGGGTGGAAGCGCAATTATGCTTCATATGACAAACACGATGTTCAAATCTGCACTTCCTGGAATGGATGATATTATGCGCCAGAACCCGGAGTTAATGCAGCAATTTACACAGGCAGCAGTGTCGTCGATGTCGAATAATATGGGCGGCCAAGGAGGCGGCGGCGGCGGTGGGGGCGGACGTGGTACCGGATTCGGTAATTTCATGAATGATATTATCGGCGGCAGCGGCGGCGGCGGAGGCGGACGTAACAACGAGCCACCCCCTTACGCACAACATCGTCCGCCTCCGCCACCTATCGCGACTAAGGGACCTGTCGCACCACCTCCACCGGTTCGTCCTGGCGCGACTGCGATGCCCGCGCCGATGCAACAGATGGGATCAAAGCGCCCTGAAATGCGTGGTCCATCTTCCGATGTGTCGGATATGATGTCCCGTCTCAAGACTAAAACGATTAATATTCAACCATCTGGCGGCAGCAACAATATGAATGCACAACCAAGCGATACTGGGAATATAACACTTCAGAATATTCTCTCAGGAATGACCGGTAGCGGCGCCGCCAACGACGACATGATGGTTGATGCAAGCGTTATCAACGTATCTAGTTTAGGCGATATTCCACAAGATTCCACGCCGCATAAATCGAAGCGAAGACCACGTTCCGAGAGAAATACGGTAAGTATGGACTTATAATGTACAGTAGAATCATGCCAGCGTCATAAAAGATGTGAAACCAATATAAATATTTTAGAACAATAATGAATAGTTACGACGTATTTTATAAACGATGTCAGGAACAACACCACAATTTAAATCTATATGCACGCAAAATGATATGAGATTAGGTAAAAACCCAGAAATGAAACTCTTCACGCTGGAATACAATTACAACAATCCGAAATTCGATATCCTTTCACTCATCAATATTAACATCCATAATCTACTTTACGAGGTAAATAAGGATATTATTGAGATGATTGATATTCACCCTCACCCAACTGATTCAAACGAACATAATATTCTTTATAAATTCCGTGATATCGGCGGCGATTTAGGCGGTTTGAAAACGTACATGTATGTGAATACAAAATTCACCAAGAGATTCGCAAGTAATGGAAATACCGAAATCGTTTTTACAAGCAAGAGTGTTCCATTTGAACATCATGCAGAACTCATACGGCAAAAATACAAACTACTAGAATACCCGCTTTATATTCAAAAATATATTTATCAAGAACACGCAACTACCTCGAATATCCAAGTACTTCACATGTTCAAACTTAAACCCGACCAAGAAACTGAACTCACGGTTGCGATGGAAAATGCAATCGGTATTCTTATTAAGAAGATGTACTTTCGCTTAAAAGTGGCGATTGAAAGCCTTCGATAAACCGAGCGTAAAATAGCAATACATATTATATCTTTATCATAATATGTATTAGAATTAACACCAGATAGTATCATAATACCCAGCGAAACACCTGACCGATGGATGATTTGTTACATGAATACATCGAACAAGAGAAACAACTCGACCTAACAGAGCCACACGCACAACGGCAAGATAACACATATGATACCCGTGAACAAGAAGAGTATGATAATTACATCGAGAGAACGAAGGAATACTATTATAAGATGTCATGCGGTGATTTATTTCGCGCATTATGGTTCACGATGTCGTCATGTTATATCTGTGCATCAGAGTATGTGAAATACAAGATAGGGTGGAAATCGCGCAATAACTCTATCATCGACGTAAGCAAACGTCTTGCTGCAAAAAACATGATGTATGTCAAGATTTTCCAGGCATTTGCTACCAACCGGAACATCGTATCACCAGAACTGAACCAGTTTTTCAGCGAATACACCGATAATGTCAAATACACCGACGATGAATATGAGATTAATGAACTTAAAGAGCTTGAAGCCCGTTCAAAGGACTGCAAACCCTATCAACAATTACGTATTTTGAATAATTATACACCGATAAAATCGGGTCTCATGTCACTTATATTCAAGGGAGTTATCGGCGACGGCAACGCCGAGACACCGGTTGTCATCAAATATCTCCGCAAAAATATCAGCAAAAATTTCAACGCATCGATGAATAATCTTGTGGTATTTGCAAAGATCACTCGTTATTTCCCCTATCTTCGAACGCTGAATGTCGAAAACCTTATTCTTCAAAATATTGTCTGCCTGAATGACCAAGTCTGCTTTCGTAAAGAACTTGCCAATATTAATTTGTATTATAGAAGCTGGAAGGATTATGATTATGTTAAGATACCGAAACCGTATGATGATTATACCGAACAAATCAACCCCGATGTCATAGTAATGGAATACATAGATGGAATGAAAATAACCGAAATTGATCCAGAAGACAACGACGAATTTGGTAAGGTGTTGGCCGCGTTTAATGCGAAGGCTGCATTTTGCACATCCTTTTATCATGGCGACCTTCATCCGGGCAATATATTGTTTATTAAAAATCAGCAGGCGGTCTCGTCATCAGACTCATCGAAACCGATATATAAAATCGGAATCCTTGATTTCGGTATTATAGGCCGTCTATCTCCTACAGACCAGGAGCTCTTACTTAGATCGATGAAGTTTATGTATAAGCGAAAGTATGATAAAATCATCGATATCATTATGAGCTGTGAGCTGTCTGAAAGTGCCAATCCCGAGAATGAAATACCACCGGTCGTTCATTCAAAAGATAGCATAAAATATCATAAACTTCGAGATGAATTAACTGAAGTGCTTATTCGATACACAACCCCGGAAATCAAATTCTTCGGTGTTTCTGAAATATACGAAATAAACTATATATTGAACAACTATGGACTGATGTTCAAACGTTCTCTGTATCGCCTCTTTATTACAGTCGCAATAATGGATTCGATTGGAACACGGCTTGGCAGTAAAATGAGCTATATGCAACATATGTCAGACGTTGTTGTAGATATTTTCAATATCGATTTACACGAAACTGACTGAATGGATAAGTAATCAATATTAAATATGACTTTATAATATTGATTACAATATGAAAATCGGAATTATCGGCAACGGGTTTGTCGGGCGTGCAACCCGCATTTTCGTCAAGAATTATTTCTCCGAAAACGACAACGATGAAAGATTTGAAGTACTTCCTGATACGGTTACAACACCAGCCAAACCCAGCACGTCCACCACGACCGCCGCCGCTGCGACCCTCCAGCGCCCTACTCTACCATTTTTTAAACGCCTATTTTTTAAACCAATTCAGATATATGTATATGATATTCGCCCTGAAGCATGCTATCCACCAGGAATTACACTGGAAAAACTCGATTCGGAATGCGACCTCCTTTTTTTCTGTCTTCCTACGCCACTCAACCATGATGGAACCTGTTATACAAAGATTCTTGAAGATACGATACGCAAATGTTCGAATCCATATAAAATAATTCGCAGCACCGTTCCTGTAGGATTTTCTGTCAAACACGGATGTTATTTTATGCCGGAGTTTCTCACGGAAGCCAGATGGGAAAATGATTTCCGTAGCACAAAAGAATGGATTGTCGGTATGCCGACGGGTTCATCGGCGGCGATAACAGCTACAACTACCGGAAGCGCGGTATCGTCTGCAGCAGCAATTACTGATATTCAAAGAGATGAATTCAAAAGACGTATCAGCAAACTCATTAAACGTAGTCATAAAAATGGCGCGATTGATTCACCGACGGTTGTATTCTGTGATACGAATGAAGCCGAGATGCTTAAACTCATGAAGAATTGTTTCCTGGCAGCAAAAGTATCGATGATGAATGAATTCCACGACTTCTCTCGCGCGGTAAATGTGGATTATAACGCGGTCATCGAACTCGCCAAAAAAGATGCACGGATGGGAACAACCCATTTTAAAGTGCCAGGTCCAGATGGCCGACGCGGGTTTGGCGGCACCTGTTTTCCCAAAGATACACATAGTCTGTATTGTCAGATGAATGCGCATGGTGTCGTACCTCATGTATTTCCAGCGGTTCTTACACGTAATGATACACACGACCGCCCAGAACGCGAATGGTCGAAAGATGTATGGCGAACCACGATTCCACTTCCGACACCTACATCCCGGGTGATTGTTGTATTCAGTGATGCCATGACGCCCGTGTCTAAGTCAGCGTCATCCGATTCGTCTTATATTTCAGATATCATCCGCGATAATCTCGCGAAACAAAATGTGGTAATACAGGTTGTGCGCGATTCACCGGACACCAGCTATGTATCCCTATCGACACACCATTTTATCAAACACCAACCGAACGCAGGAATGCCGCTATTTTTCCCGCGGGTAGATGAATGTTATTATACACAGCAATCTACGCGAAATAATACGACGACATCATATGATACATTACGGGAGGTATCGTGTATCATCGATTTGTGGAATAGTCACGAAGAGATGGTACTGAATGTTATAAAGTCAAGCGACGACCGAGAGAGTGAGAGCGAGAGCGGAACCGAAGGATTCGACGACGAAGACGACGACGACTACAGCCACGATTACCAGAGGCGACCCTACTGTTTTGATTATGCGAAAATCATCGAAGAATACTACCATTCAAAGTTATCACACACACCCCGCAAATTAATTATTATGTTTTGACATGTGATACATGCCTTCTTGTTTTTTTAGTATTGGTAGTTGGGTTCTTTGTGACCTTTATTGTATGTGCAATTTTATGAATTTTATGGTGATGACGCTTGCGTGTGAGTTTAATACTTTTATGACCTCCGCCGCTGCCGCCGATGCCACTGGACTTTACGGTTGTCTGACTCGGTGATTTTCTTGGAAAATAGGTTGATAATGTGTTTTTCGGTTCAGGGATTTTACCGACCTCAACCTTAATCGCGCCAACCAAACCCCCAAGCGTTACATCAAATATACCACTTTTCATAGCTTTTTTCGCGCCTTCTATATAAAAATCGGCATTACCATCTGTTATTCTAGTAAAATTTTTGGAAATAGATCCCTTCAGTAAAAATCCATATAGTGAGTCATGCATCTTTTTAATTAATTCAATAATCGCTGCATCTGTATAGTTGGCAGGGTCACGTATTCTCAACCGAAATGCCGCGATTAATACCCAGTTTAACATACACGCGTAATTTTTTCCACAATGATCATAGAGCGCTGATGCAATTTGCTCATTGTCAAAACAAAAAAATGAAAATAGACCATTTACGAAGACGATTTGGCCTTGTCGTCTTTTATTTATATCATACAATAACTCATTTTCACTTCCATTCCAACCTAATGTTGTAAGTATTTCTCTATCTGATGGTACTATTTCGTCTTTTTCCGGTTTTAAGAGTGGTTTTATAAGTTCCAACGCCGTTTTTTTTTGACACATCATTACAAGCTGTTCATATTGTTGTATTATTTCTGATTTAATATCCGGTTTTACCTTAAGATTCATGATAAGGTTTTTAATAACTTCAGGATTGTCGGCCGACTGCTCTGCTGGCGATAAGTCATCTGGTGTTTCTTGAGACGATGCATCTTCATTTTCTGTTTTTGGAACCGGTTCTATACTCCCATCTATGAATCCCGCTGTGACTTGTTTATCGAAATCGGGGTTTTCATTATGGAACTCTCTCGATGGAATGGGATAGAGTGCAGTAACCGCGCGCACAAATAAATTAGAACCGGGACTTAATTCATATTCTGTTTTACGCCCCCCAACTTGGGCATATATTGGATTCGAACCAGGAGGAGGGGACGGGCGCCTGGTTAAGTCTCCTGAATTAAGAGGATCAGTTACTTGAATATGAAGATGACCTCCAGGTGTAATACTAGCACCAGAAGCCGATAATGATGGCGGTGGTAAGAATTCGGTTGAACTGCGCGGTGAGGGTGATGGTGTATTACTAGAAGATATACCTAATTTAGCTTGCCTTGCAAGCGCGGCTGCTCTATTATTTGAATATAATGTTGAGTCATGATGAGGTAGCAACATGGTTGGTGTCATTGATGGCAAATTTAATTGAGTTGGATCTAATGGTATATCAAATACCTGGGTTTTTAGTGGTTCAGCCACTGCAGCGGGTGATGGTGATGTTAATCTTGGTGGTGGTAATGATGCTGCTGCTGCTGCTGCAATCGCAGCGGCTGTCGCTGCAGCAGTTACTCGCGGCGATGGCAACGGTGGCAATTTTAATGATGGTTGTGTCAATTGCGGGTCTACTGGTATATCAAATACCTGGGGTGTTAGTGGTTCAGCCACTGCAGCGGGTGATGGTGATGTTAATCTTGGTGGTGGTAATGGTGATGTTGTCATAGGTCTAACGCGCGGTTCCCGTCTTGCCGGTATTGATAATGCTGCTGCTGCAATCGCAGCGGCTGTCGCTGCAGCAGTTACTCGCGGCGATGGCAACGGTGGCAATCCGTGTATATCATCACCACCATCATCACCACCATCATCACCACCATCATCACCACCATCATCATCATCATCATCATCATCATCATCATCATCATCATCATCATCATCACCACCATCACCATCATCATCAGCATCAAGGAACTTGACTGCTGCTTCTTCTGCTATCTTGATTACTATAGCATCGTCTTTATCGACTTCATCGCCTTCTTCGACTTCATCGCCTTTTTCGACTTCATCGCTCTTTTGATACATATCTTTGTTTTTTAGTATTGTTTCAGCAATTTTTTGATTTTGCAGAGTATAGTCATATTTAATGATTCCATTTTCATCCTTTGCCGCCATAGCCAATAATTTATAACCTTTATCTTTCTCTGATGGGTTATTACTCTCTCGGTATATTTCCGATAATTTATATGCTGCGTCTTTGTGTCCTTGAGTCGATGCATGTTCGTAATATTCAAGTGCTTTTGTTTTATCATGCGTCGTCGTCATCTCCCCGATCGTACCATCATATAATAATTCGGCAAGCATGAATTCTGCTTGAGCATAACGTTCATCTGCAACACTTTTAATCATATCTAACGCATCATCCGAAGATAATATTTCTTCGCCGATTCCGTCATACATTTTCATTTTCACCAATTCAACTTTTGCGAGTGAAAGTCTAACGGATGCGCGTTTAAAGAGATCCGAAACTGTTCGTATTTGACCCTTTCCTCCACCGATGTAGTTTTTTCTTACTCTTCCGCCACCTCCCCCTTTCTGGCCGTCGTTACCACCGCCAGTCAAAATATCGTTTATCTGTGTTATAATTTCGGCGTCATCAACATCATCATCATCTGCATTCTTAAGTATCAACCCTAATATAAGATATGAATAATCACTATTTTTGCTATAACTGCTAGAAATAAGTTTTAGTCCCTCTTTTTGTGTTTGATTCTTCGAGCCGACGCCGGATCTAGCACCGTTTAAATATAAACAATATCCAATAATCGCATCGAAATCTGGATCGCCTTTATACGACGCCGCAATTTTAGATGCTTCATCAATATTTTTCTGTGGTGGCGAATTATCTGTAGTAGGTGGATGAATAGTAACTAACAGTAATGACATCGCATTATTTGCCGCCGCCACCGCAATCTTATTCTTCAACCCTGCGAATTTAATCGAAAAATCAACACCTGCCGATTTAAATAAATCTTTTGTTATCGAAGACAGTTCAGACGCCTGTTCGTTAATCAGTCCGCGCACGTTACTACATTTTTGGGCGTCTGGTCTTATAATTTCTTTCAGTTTTTGCATCAGTTTGGCCCCCACCGCATGGTCGTCATTTATCGTAGGTATAATATCACCTATGCTGAATACTAGATTTTGGAATCTTGGTTCATTCGCGGAGTCTTTACCGGGAGCCAACATTTGTGGTGATGGTTGGGTCTCAACCAGGAAAACACACAACCCTTTTTCCCCTTCTGATAGAGTATTATTTTTGAACGAAGTATCCTCTATTATTTTTATTTCAAAATCGTCAGGAGATGATGATGTTTTATCCAATATATAGTCCAGGCGACCCAGTTGCCCCGAATGGCCGACAACCGCATTCCATTTTTCGTTAAGTGATTTAAACGCACTTTTAGTGACAATTTCAGGTTTTTCTAAACGAAAAATTGACCATTTCGATACACTTGTCAAACTACCGGTTTGCATATCGGGTGAATACCAAATATCGCGCGGTTTTGCGAATAACATATGAACCACCTGAATCGTATTGTGTTCTAGTAATTCGACAAGTACTGTCTTCATTTTTTTACGGTTTTCTTCATCAGTTTGGGTTTTGGGGTTTGTCGTCTTAGCGGGATCGATAAACCCGAGTGCTTTATTTAACCCTTTCACCATTTCATTTGTAACATATTTGACTTTGCCCGAGTATGTACCTGTTTGAATGCTCTCTTTCCATTTGTCAGAATAACTAGGTTCAGTCAATTTATTAGGTTCGACTCGTACAAACCCCTTAAAAGGATCATCGTCATTTTTAATTAAATAACTTGACCGGTCAGGAATAATACGTACAACCGATATACCAAGTAATTTTGCTGCCAATTCACATACATGATTGAGTTTGCTTTCCTTGTATTGCACATTCTCTCGTAATGAACGTAATTCAACATTTTGTGGCCCGATTTGTTCTTTCATCTTCTCGATAAAATTCGTGTGAAAGGATGCAAAATAGTACTTTGAAATACGAAACATAACCCAAAAAATCAAATCTATGCCGAACGAAAAAGGCACCTCATTTTGTTGTGGGAATGCATCTAGTTCAGGATTGCTCAGTTTAGATTCAGTGTAGAATTTTTGAAAGAAATCGGCGGCGGCGATTGTTACCTTATTCGACGTGGGGGAAGAAAGCGATGGGTCTGTGGAAACAAAATGATGATTATAAAACAATAATGATGACACGAAATATTTACCTTTCAATAATTTTATTTTTGCTTGGACTTGTTTGATTTTATTACCCAAAGAGTCGTTATTTGTATATTTATCATCAGAATCAGCATCTCCACTAGTTACAAATGCCTCTAGAGAACCATTTAATGCTTTGATTTGTTTTGTTAATTGTCCTGCATCGTTGGAAATTCTCCCAAAAATACTTGGATCAGCTTCAGCGTCATCACGTTTCGTCTTCTTCGACGATTTTTGATCTCTATTTTTAGCAGCAAATAGTTCAGGAATAAGAGTATGATCATTTAATTTTGTTCTTCTATTCAACATATCAATAAGTTCGGTGTGTGAAACAATCAAGCTATTCAAATTATCCATTTCAGCCTTATACGGATGAGATGGTAGATTGAACGATTTTCCATATAACTTATCTATAAAATCGTCGTCAATCGGTTTATCGAATATCTCTTTTGGATTGGCTGGCGGCGGTGTCGCCGTGGTGTATAATTTTTCGACATACTCCTCAAATAATCCCGCCGGTGCTGGTGGTGGCGGTGTAGTTCGTGGCTCATTATTATAACCTATCGTCTGAAATACATACTGAATGATTTTATAACTTGGTATATATTTCGTTTGTCGGCTGACATCAAGAAACCCGTTAGAAGTGAGCATATATTTCTCGAATATTTCGGTAGCACTTTTTAACGCAGGATTCGTCTCGATACTTTGTTTTAGTCGCATAAATTCGTCAGTAATGGATTGTAATGTTTCAAGTTGGGATAAATATGGCACGGTGTCGATAAAATGTTTGACATCGTGTCCCGATTCATCAAGCAACTTCAATTGAATAAAAATGGAACGGAACTTATCAAACACTTGTACCATAAACGATAGACTATTCGCATCGAATGAATATGACGGAAAATACTTTTTTCGTTCGATGACATAATCTAATGGGTCGGTTTTGTATTTTTGAATTTCAGTGTATAAAATATCGAACAGGTAAATGAAACTTTTGAAATCATTTGAATTTGTTTGAATAGTTGGGTTATTTCTAACATTCATACGGTAATGTTCTTTCATTCGCACATAATCATTATTAATAACATCCACTATTTTCATCAGTCCGGTTCCGCCAGGCGATGTATCAACCACTTCATCAAACTCCATCTTCAACGTAATTAATTCGTCTTTTGGCAATTCTCGTTTTTCGGCGAAAAATCGGGTTGCGTTTCTATAAAAGCACCAGTCAATATAACTACGATGCCATTTATCTATTTTGAATTGGATGAGCTGGGCGGTTTTTGGGTCCAAATTAAAGACACCTTTCGTCGTCGTAGTCGGAGTTCCGCCAACCATAACCATTCTTGCCCCCGCCGACGTCGTAATTGTCACTTTCCCTGGAAGCGTATGCTTATAGAACATGGAGCTAGGGGTGTTCCCATACGCATTAATTACCAGATTCATAAGTTCTTGCGTTTCAGGGTCATTTCGCCTCGCCATCTCCTTGAAATATTCGCTTATTTCCTGAAAATTGATTTTATAGCCGGTGGGGATGAAAATCTCGAGTGGATTCAAATTCATGGACCCCGCACGATGATACACCATTTGTTCGTATAAAGGGACCGTATTTTTTGGATAATCCCCATCAACACGCGTGAATTTCAAAGCAGCCCCCGCCGCCGCTGGTTTTCCTCCAGACTCATTCACCGATATTTCTTTTAACGGGTTGCGTTGTGAAAGTTGTTCGACAAAGTTGCCTATACTTGTGTCTATACGTGCTATAATATTCGTGAGTGTTAAATATGGCGGCGGGAATTGGATTGATGATGATGCAGATGATGCAGATGATGCAGATGATGCAGATGATGCAGATGATGCAGATGATGCAGATGATGATGATGATGATAATGACGACCCTATTACTTTATGTTTGGTCGCTATCGGCTGGGTTACTGCTATTTGTTGTTCTTCAAATGCCTTCTTAAAAATATCGTATGTATAACAGTCTGGAATAGGAAAAATTACCTTTGTAAATAAATCCTTGTATTTAATAGATACTCTACTGGATATCGGTGAATAAAGCGCGTGACAAAATAATTGTGCGACATGTTGAATATATTCTATCTTTTTTGTCTTTTCTTTCGGAGCAAACGCGCCACACCCCCAAGCTCCCAATATTAAAACATCGCATTTTTGTATAATGGCAGCTACATATGCTATATTTTGAATGATTTTAATCATTGAACTATTAAACGTTTGTTGGGTGTCTTGGTTATACTCACTTAATTTACTCCATTCAACTGTAGCCGCGGTTATTACATGACCGGAAAACGTTTCTCCAGAATCGATCGGACTAAACGTAAATTCATCGGTAGTATTAAAAGTGATTGGGGTATTTGAATAGAAAAATTTGTTATACCAATTCTGATGACCCCAATTGTTATATTGATATTTACCGGGTCTGTGATAACTACTATGTGAAGCTAGCGATAAATATAATTCTGGAGCCATCATACAAAGAGTTTCTTCTTGAACAGTCGATCCGTTCCATACTCCTCCACCAACAGTATCCGCATTTGCAAAATTCAAAAGACTCGTACCAACCCCACTATCTTGATTATATAATGCATGTCCAGAAGTCATTTGTAAAAATTCGATTACGCCATTTTTTTTAGTAGGGGCATTTGTAATAGACAACGGCAAGACTACATCATAAAGGGTCTGGGTCACTGTAGTATTATTTAATATTACATTAGTATTACGACTAATAACATCAGCGGATACCTTATTACGAAATAAAAACCTGCGAAACTGTTTATATCCAGTTACAAACGTATTAGCCGTACCGCTTGCGTTCGTAATTCTTGTATCTTCACCATATGATAGTAACTTATACAAGATACTTTTGGGGATAATAGGTAGTAATGGCGCGGCTAATCTATTAAATTCAGCACACATATTGTCTTGTTCATGGAAAGTTACACAACTAGCATCGGTAGTTGCGCATGACGAATTATTAATAATTTTAACATAATTCTCTGCTATTTTTTTTGCATAATCACGCAGGTTGGGTATGGCGGCTCGAATTGATGTTGATGAAATGGAGGAACCGGTCTTTATACTAATTTTATCACCGTCTATATAGTGCTTAAACCGATCGTCAGTAAGTGATAATGATCTTATGTCATCCCAGAGTGGTAGATTACCGTCATTCCTCCCAACTATTATTGAATTTCCACCAATTCCATTTAAAAAATATAAGACAGGATCACTTTTGTCATCAATAAATTTATCAGAACCAGATAAACCGTATAATGTAACATCAGATATTGAATATAAACCAATACTAAACGCGTTACGTTCTTCCACCGGCCAAACGAACATATTTGTAGAAAGATGTTTTAGGTCAGATGTTTTAGTGTCGCCAAATGAGATATCATCAACGCTCGCAAATGCCTCACGGCAAAGTTTTATTCGAAAATTTATACCGTCAGAATCAAATATTTGCGGATTATCACCTCCACCATCAACCTTAGTAAGCTTATTTTTTAATTCAGCTAATGGCGAAACCACATAGATTACAAGCACATCATCAACCTTATTAGTTCCACGCGTCATTAATTCATTTCTCGCACGTGTATACATTTCCAAATGCCCATTATGGATTGGATTGAATGACCCCCCATTTACAAGTATTGCTATCTTGACTTGCTCTGGTACAGAAGTAATAGTTACATCTGCAGCAGCTGCTGCTCTTGCTGATGTTATTTCAGCGATTCGTTTTTTAATTTGAGATATAAGACCTTGTGTATTAGTTAATGAAAGCGGTGTGGGGGGTTTGATGTTTGCTGGTGAATATGTCGATTTGTGTATTGTTTTGATTTCTTGTTTTTTAATATTAGCTCTGAAAAGCACATCAGTCCAATAATCAATTGATTTTTTGTTGTTGTTTGCTCTTGCTTTTTCTAATGCATTAGTTGCGTTTTTAATGAATTCATCTATTATCGTATCATTCTGAATATTATCAATTATTTGTTGGGAATCGTTGTTCCAGTTTTTGATTGCCCACTTGGCATATTTTATCATTAGGGCAATCCCTGAATTTGACGGGTTATTAACATCCTGCCGACACTTTTCACCTCCTATCGAAAAATAGTTTGTAATCTTAACATCATTTAATTGTTTAACCCTATTGATATTTGTATCTACCAATTTACGGTCTAAGTAATTTCCGAGCCCGCTCCATCCCAAAATAATACTGTTTTCTTGTTTTAAAAATAACTCCGCAAAATTTATACAGTCGTCTGTGTCGCCATTTTTGGTATCGTTCGGCGGTGTGCCGCCCACTGCACCAGCTTTTTCCATCGTACTGAATGGAATAATTCTGAAATGTTTCTGGTACTTTGGGTTGTTTAAAATATCTTTCATATAATGAAGAACATATGCCTGTCCGCTACCTCCGGGCCACCATGTAGATTTGCTGTTATCAAAACTTTCATTACTGAAATTAGTCGGAAGCTCTTTGTCGTTTTTTTTGAAACCATATGTTTCAAATATTTTGATTGTCTGCTCTTGATTGGCTGCGTATGTGAGTCCGATTTGTTGATAACCTTGTTGAATCAATTCATCAATTACCGCTTTGATTGGGGCAAATATTATGTTGGCTTGGTCGGTATCCGGGTCATTCCATTTTCCGTATGCTTCAAATACTTGAACGACGCCGCCGGTTAATGTTCCACTATCAGATTGCTTGTTGGAAGGCACAAAGGTACTGGATGATGATGATAATTGCGTTTTAGAATGAAGTGCTAATCCTGCGTAGGTTGATTCATTTGCATATCTTACTTCTTTGCCGACCTCTCGTGGCGGGCTTACCGGCCATATATTTAAATAATGGGCACTACCATGATGAAAAATAAACACGTTATCACTGATATCTCTGCTATCATTTTTATTATTTGAAACAAATAGCTGTTCTGTACCACCGGTTTGTACATCAGTTATATTTATGTTGAATAGATGTGCTGCTGCAGCCAATTCTAATTCAGTTCCGAATGTATCGTGCTTTTTCATTTCTGTTTCATAATTTGTACGTTTATCGATACTAGTAATATTATTATGTTCATTTTTGGTTATAACACAATCTACATAAAGTAATCTTGTGTTTGATACTTCAACGCCATTTACAGTTGGTCGACCTAATGGTTGATTGTTAAATCTTAATCGGTTGCCGAACGTGTCATCACTTTCGGTTTTTTTAGAGGCGGTTAGTTTTGCTTGAATACTAGGATAAATATTTAAAGTAGGATTATTCAAAACATAATCAACTAATACATGTCTTAATAATAATGCATCGTTGGATATATTTTGGACATCACCTGAATAAGCATTCGGGAGTTTAATTTTATTCGATTGTTGATACTCGGTAAGAACCCTTTGTATTTCATTAGGTCGATATACCTTAAAAAGCGCAAGTAAAGTTAGAAAAAGACAGTCGCCACTCCCACCAAAATTTTGAACATCGAAATCAACTTCACCCCCCCTCACTCCTTTAATTTCCAAGGATGTTCTCAAAGGCGTAATAACATTATATCCATAATTATAGTAATATTGTCCATTTAACTGGATTGCATCGGATCGTTCCTTACTTAGTTTTTTGGGTAAATTAGATCCAATAAATGCCTCTATCGCTCTTTCTTTAACAGCGTGTATAACCGCTGGTTCATTATCATGTTTTTTCAATTCTTCAAATAAGAACTTCGCAGTAGTATAATAGTTTCGATATTCACTATCCCTAGGTGTAACTTGATTACGGCCTAGTTGCGTCGGTTCATACGCTCTATGTAATGATTTATCCCTTTTAAAAATGTCAATTATAGACATTAAATATGAAAATAATTCCCTTACCGTTTTGTATAGGAGGTGAACCTTGATACGATTAGACCAATTTCTATAGTCACTTGCATCCTTAAAATCATTGTCCGAAAATATTTTAATAAAATCAAAAATTTCAACTATTTTGTTATTATCATACAGTTTTTTCATTAGAGTCTGAACCTCATCTAGTGAGCCGTCGGGGGTTTTACCAATAGGAGGTTCGCCCCCTCCTAGAAGTCGCATAGCGAAATATATATCATCGTTTGCTCGTTTTATGGTATAATTCACCAGCGGATTCCTACCATCTATATTATAACCATCAGTAACAACCGGAATGTCATCAAATGATATATCCGGGCCCAAAGTTGTAACATATTGTTTTGCTTTTATGAAACCGTCTGTCATTTAACACAGGATATCCTACTATAGAATGACTATACTAACTATATACTCATTCTATTTTTCTTCTCATCAAACTACGCTACTCTATGTTATTTCCCACCGGCGCCACCCCCACCGACCTTCGCCGGTTTTGACGACTCGAACGTGTCATCTTTAAACAACTGGTGATACTTCACCAATTCTAAATGGTCTGTTTCTTCCTTCTCTTTCTTCGCCTTCTCAAGTGTATGTAGTGCGTTGCTGATTTCTAAATCACTCACATTTTTTTGAGGCCCGTGTTTCTCTTCCGTCATCGTATGCAAGTCTCTAAATTTGGAAGGAATCACGCAATACTTGCTATCTATATTCATGAGATGGTCCGCTACAATAGTAAAACATGCAGTAATAACAAGCGCATAATAAATACTGCGGGTGCCCATCCAGCTCACAGCGAATACCAGGACTTCCTTGCTCATCAAGTATTTAATCCATGACTCCGTAGAAGAATTCAAATCCAGGTTGATATAACGTGACCCAATATTCAAGATAAGCATAACAAATCCTGCGAAAAATGTGCTTGTATTCAGGTTGTGGAAGAAGTTATGGGCTGCGGTAAGAACCGACGAGTTCATGATATTTTTGGCGGGGGATTGAAGTGTGAAAAAGTTCGTTTTCCCGGAAAATAAATCCGTAAATGATTTTAGTGTGATGGGTGGAATGAGGGGGGATGATGCGATAGACCCAGGTGCGCCACCGACTTGTGGTTTCGGGGCGCCGCCAGGTGCCGCCGCACCAGCTACTTGACTTGCCGCCGGCGCCGTTGGTGTCGCTGACCTACGCGCTGTACGCGATGTACGACTACGATTATTCTTCTTTGACATTACAATTACTATTACAATAGATTATTTCTTATTCTTCTTATGAATTGAAACGTCCGCGAAACGCGTTTTTCAGCTTTCGCATACTCTGACGCGCACCTTTCTTAAATTTCTCGCGGATTTTGAATCCTTCGGCCGCGGCGCCCCCTCCTGGGCCAAGTGGATTATCAAGGTCTTCTTCTATACTAGTCGGCGCCATAATCGATTCTTGAGATTTCCACTTACTAAATATCTCCTCGAACATCTTTTTTATATACTTGATTTTCCTCTGAAACTCGGTCATCGGTTTGCCGTCGTTGTCGTCGTCGTCGCTGTCGCTGTCATCTTCGCTGTCGCTATAATACGTATCGCGCAAGTCATAACCGCCCGCTTTTCCACGGTATGAATTCGGTCCATCTTTTACGTAAGGTCCATCCACCTTTTCAGATACATCTAGATGAGCATGACTTTGTTTATACGAAGTCCCCGCACCAGCAGCACCAACGAGTTCTTTCGTGTGTTTGGGTTTGTCTTTATTATTGGCGTCATGCTTCTTATCGCGGCGATCATGGTTATTATCTTTTTCCTTTTCAATACCATCCTGGTAAGCTCCAAATGCAGATGTGATAACGACGATACACGCCATGAGTATTAAAATCGCGACGGTACGTAATTTCATTCCTTGAATATTGTGTTTCCTATATTATTCCTATATAATAATTACTCTTTGCCGCCATTATAATAATAAGTGATACCATACAAATACCGTTTTTCGTCGTTTGTATTGTATGTATCATCCTCAAGCGGTATCTTGAAAATACTATTACTGCCTTTAATCTTGTTAGCCAGAATGAGATTCGTATCATTAACAGGCATCTCCGTGAGTGTATTTGTCGTTGCAGTAAATTTATCATAAATATTCATTCCCTTTTCAAAGATGATTATATCATTCGTTCGTTCAATAATCGCCAGGTACGACAACATCATTCGCATTTCTTTAATGATGGTTTCATCGACACGAATCGTATATAATAAAGACGCATCATTCTTGGTTTGAGAACGCATCATCGAGAGAATTTCGTCGATACGTTTGCGATAGCCATATACTTTACTATATACATTAAGATGACGTTGTTTCAAAGCATCATTATTTTTATATCGTTCATCATTATTCATCGAATTGAGTAATTGGCTGTATGTCTGATCACTTGCATTATCGCCAATTTCACCCTTATTCAGCGGCTGAATATTTTTCATTTTTGTGGCGTTGTCATTTCCTTGGAGGAGAGAAACATATTCGAGTCCGTCATAACTATAACCTCCATCAACACCATCCCTTTTGTCCGACAACGATAACCGCTTACTTCTATCAGCTGTAATATCAGACTTTGTATTGAATAATATTTCCATTTTGAACCTAGACATGCATCTCTTTATATTAATAATTTGATTATTGATATCATTATACATCCTTATTTTTGTTTCTCGAAAATCACCTGGACCTTTTTGGCTTCGATATACTGGTTCATATACACAATCCTTGAAATATATCGCACGGTTGGATGAAGCGTCACTAGCTGATGCTAGTTGATATTTCCCATTAAAATCATAGATTCCACCGATTACGGTGGTTCGTGTTGTCCCTTCAAGAAGTTCATTACTGCCAAACATAGATATGCTGCCGATCCCGCTCCCAATCGAGCACTGCTTGCTATTAAAGTATTTATCCGTAAAATCATTACTGTCCTCCTCTATAAACTTATTTGAACGTCGATGGTCTTTACCGGAATCATCGCCATGAACAATTTTCGGGATGCCGAGAGAAAATCCTTCACGGGTTATCGGAACCCCCTTCGTGAGTTCATCTTTATCAAACACGCGCGCTTCTGATGCTCCCGTCGATGCAGATACTAACATATTCTGTAACGCATTCATATCACCGTTCGCCTCTGTCATAAAAAGAAAACACTCTGCCAATATTACAATAATACATAATACAGTAAATAATACATACTCGCGATATACGAATAAGCTTACTAACCCGATGAACAGTAAGATGCGAATCACCGCGAATGTTGCATCTGTATAAAGCACGTTATGATAAATCCATGATAAAATATACTGAATATAGTATTGAAATGCCATATGATACGACTACTATTATTAGACTAGATATAATTCAATACATATATACGACATATATGTATTGTGATTCATGACGGGATAAGATATGCATAATCGTTTTACTTCTTCTTCAGTTTCTCGTTGATTTCTTTCACTAGGTCGGTCTGAGTATCCACGCCTTCCTTTTTATCGGTGTTGCAGTCCTCGCCTTCGCACTTCTTTTCGTCCTTCTTCAATCCTTCTTCTCCTTCAAGAACTTCTTCTTTATCATCTGGAACGGCCATACCTTCAAATCCGTGGTAGCCGCTCATCGAAGCAACAATCGCAACAAACACGACGGCCAGCAACCCAGCAGCAGTATGCTTCAAAGAAAGAAACACGACAGCTGCGACAAAGATAAGTTTGCCCAAAACGTTATTGTACAAAAACCCAAGAAGGTTGGGCTTAAGAACCATGATAACGATAACCACCAATAAAACACCTAAAGTGAGATCCTTGCTCAATTTCACCATTTTCGTCTTATATACATAACAAATATATTTTTCGTATATAACTTGGTTAATCTTCACCGAATTAATATCTCATTTTTTTATAGGAGAACATGACATCTTTAGGTTTTTCGGAATATACCGACGAAAACAATAATGAACCCAAAAACAATATTCGCAGAAATGGCGGCGGCGGCGGCGGCGGCCTGAAAAATAGAACCCTAAAGATTCCGCGAAATCAAGAGACAGCAACACAACCGAATAATCAACCGAACGAACTTGCATCATCGGCCGGAAAGAAAATAAAGCAAATCAAAGATTACATCGAGAATATCCACCGTAAAGGAGGGGAGGATAGTGATGAAGATCCAGACGAGTCGTCTTCTGTTCTTCCATCGTATCCAGCACAAGGAATGGGTGTTTACTCCACGAATGTCTCGCATTCCGGAATTATTCGGGGTGCAGAAACAGTATCTAGCAAAACATCGCCACAACAAGTAGTTCGCAAAACAACCCAAATGAATTCCCTAAATCCGTCGTCTTCATATTCATCAACATTATTAGAAGGGATGGACGCCGCTTCCGCCGCCGCCGCAGGTGTGTCGCCATATTTTGAGAAATTAACCGGAATTGCCGGTGCGCCAAAGAAGGACGCAGCCTCTACCAATACGACGACCTCACCATTTAGCACAAATTCGAAATCAAGTACATATGCTTCACAGTATTACGAACAATTCGTCCCTTATGCTGAAACACTTGCAAATCAGTTGGGCGGCGGTAGCGGTGCTAATGGTAATATCTCCGGAACGAATGCAGCCTTGATTGAAAAGTTGAACTATATCATTCATATGCTAGAGGAGAAGAAGGACGAAAAAACCGGACACGTTATCGAAGAACTTGTCTTGTATTGCTTTTTAGGCATATTCATTATATTTGTCGTTGATACTTTTACACATGCTGCGTCGGGTGGTGCAGGTAAAGGATCAGCCTACGCCAACATGTTTGGCGGAATGGGCCGACGTGCAACTACGCAATATTACCGAAGATAACAACCTCAAACTAGTAAAATATCTTTACACAACGTTTGCTCATGTATAATGGCATTATATAGAATGTAATACCATTTATCCTGTGATAACAATTTCCATGCACTCGCTTTCGATGCCGACACAGTAATATCATCAATCAATCGATAGTTATGTGCCAGCGTATCTATCATAATACATCTGGGGTGTGAATTGTTTCCTTTTTTTGAATTAATGGACGAGACCATCCGTGAAGCTACTTTAAACCCGGACACGAAATCGGTTTTATCACATAATGTTTTATGTTGAATCGACGACATCAATAATAAAATACTTTCGTCGGTTGCTGCGATGGTACTCTTACTCGTACTCGTACTCGTAGTGATCCTTTTTCCAAACGCGTCGTATTTGGGCGTAATCACCGGAGGTATATACTTTACGAGAGCTGTAGATGTATTTGATATGTATTTGTGAAGATCTGATATACGATTTCCCTTTGTTGTCATCCGATTCTTGGTGCTTGTTTTAGCAGCGGTGATAGAGGAATGCGGCTTCATCGCCTTCATCCATGAAGGTGCAAACAAATACACCGCAACCACGCGCACTTGGTTGAATATCAGCATATAAATACGATATAATCCGCAATCGACGAGAGATTGGAGTTGTGTGAGTTCGTTAAAGATACAACAACGGAAATCTCTCGAACATTCATTTACAAAAGAATAAAAAAGGGCGAAATTCACAGATGACACAGCGACAACCGACATTCCGTCGCCGAGGATGAGGATTGGCGGCGCTTGCGCCTCTGGCATAGAAAATGTATAAGAATACACTGTCGAAAACGGAATAACAAACCATGGAATTTCACGATAACGGTATAATGTTTGCTCGCCTGCAATCTCTCGAGACTTCTGAATATATTCGGTTGTTTCAAGAAGTTCGAGAGATTCACGTTCGCCGACCGTGTATCTTTCCCATGCAATATAATCGCACATATAAATACTTACAGATCGATAAGGAACCGCCGTTGATGATGATTCAAATGACAACATAATCCGAGGTGTTAATATTGATACGCCCTTTATTACATCACCGCCGCCGCGCATCGGGTCATTAAGTACGCCTATAAATGCAGAGAGACCAAATGTATCTTGTGAGAGAATAATGCGTAGTGTATCTTCAGGGATACACATATAGGAATCCATTTTAATCTCTCGCCGCCCGGGCATCATGATTTCCGTCTCTCGACGAGATAAGAATGCCGCAATTCTCTCGAATGGTGCAGCATCATCGTCGTCGCCCCCACCGATATATACACGCACAGTCGTATGATTTACATTATTCAAAAATGGATAAACTACCGCGTTATAACATCGTTCTCCGAGAGATAAGGGGTTCATTATACTCGTCCGAGGACGGCCTTTGGTCCCACCGAATCGCCGTATCGTAAATCGAAACGTCAAAGGTTGGCTATACCAATATAAGTATTTGAATTTCAATACACAAACACACATGATAAACATGACGCATACAATAACGATAATATAATGAAATAAGAAGGGCGGGAATGCCGCCTCTGTCATGAGTTCATACATTATATTACAAGGATAAAAACGCCCATGCGAGCCTACGCGTCACTACGCGACCTTCTTTAAGATATACAAATACTGATATTCGTTCAGAACATGCACCAAATCAACTTGTCCTGTTACGGTGAAACCTACCTCTTTCGCGATTTCCAACATCTCTCGGTTTGTTGGCATGTAATACGTATGAATATTCTCTCGTACTTTGCCGGTTTTATCGTCGGTTATCTTTTCGATGAACTTCCCGATATCTTTCTCTCCGGTCCCGGTTCCGCCGCCGCCACCGCCACCGGTCTTAACACTCTTCTTCGACGGAGGAGGTGCAGTAAAATCGGATTTGTATTGAAAACTCCGAAACTTCACGATAGAATTCGTGATCCGGTCTTTCGCGAATTTCTGAGGAGATACAATAAATAGAGGTTTTCCACCGGGAACAACGGGATCGAAGTGATTACGATCCACCAAATGCAAAATGAGGTAGCCTTCCGGTTTCAGCCACTGATAACAATTTCGGAGGAATGCGCGCTTATCCTTTACATAATACACAGTGAAATCAAAGCATGTCAGCACATTAAATTCTTCTTCACTAAATAGCATCGGTTTCATAAAGTCGCCCTTAATGAACTTACATTTCGGATATAAATCTCTCGCATTTTGAAGCATCGCATCAGATTTGTCGCATCCGATGACACTGACAGCACCCTTCTTTTTTAGTTCATGAACATGATGCCCGCGACCACATCCCATGTCACAAATCTTGAAATTCTTCTTGTCGCGTTCGGAGCCTTCCAACGCACCGGTGATATGAATAATCTCATCCACTTCCGCCTCTATTTTATTCGGTTGAATGAAGAGTTCATCATATATGTCGGCATAAAAACTATCATAGATTGTATCATTTTCATATACCTTGTATTTATCTTGTTGTTCAAACCCCTCGACGTGACTCGAGAAATCTCGCTTAATAAAACAGAATATCATCAATATTATGAATAAAAATGTAAGGAGTTCCCATCGTGATATGGATTGAATATACGCAGAAAATGATTTATATAATGACGCCATACTACACTACTAGTATTTCGTTATAAAATATATTATCGTTATTCTCACGCGAAAAAAACCCATAGACATAATAACGATAGCCTGGTTTATATTATTCAGCATGGCCGACCCAAACGAAATAAATGATATTCGAAGCGAATCCGACTTTCGAGGTATAACCTTTTCAGCCTATAAAAAAACGGATGTACGCAAAGAACTATTGAATAGTTTATCCAGTTCTAAAATAGAACCAGCGTGTTACTGGAGCGCAGAACTTGTATGCTCGGGACATTATCTTGAACTATGGGATATTATTATCACGTTTGCAAGCAAGTACATTCATTTAGCGAATCCTAAATTACCTCTTTATATTGAGATGCGTTATGAGAGTTTCAAGTCGATTATATCCAACGGTTACGTTGGGAATGAACTCCGCCTACGAAATCATCAAAAGATGCGGACATTATTCGCGGAAATCGTTTGTGTTCTCTCGAATTCCAAGCGACAACATAAATACGAGAGCGTTAAAATCAAGAAGAAGGAAGAATATGATATCGCCACGATGTCGCAACGTTTGAAAGCGCCACGCGTTGATTATGCACAGGAGTTTTTTAGAGAAAGAGATCCAAAGGAGATTTTCATAGCTATGAATGAATTTGCATATCATATCTCTCGTGACTCTAAAAATACTCTCTTGGCGTGTTACTGGGTCGAGTGGATCGTAGAGTTTGAGACGATTTGCAAGGCGAAGAAAGAGACGTGTCGATGCGAACGTAGATCACATATCCCGGTGGATGATAAACTTCAATTTGACCCGATATGGATGGTATGGGATATGATTATTGCGCGAAGTAATGACATGGAAGAATATTCTCCACTTACACAAAAAATAGTGAATAGTCTGTTACGGTTATACTGTGTCCGTTTCACGCCAGGAGTTCGCAAGAAGCGTCGTTATCTTGTTTATTTTGCGATTTCGCTTCTCACTACGGAATATGATAGTAAAATCGAAATGATTAATGACCGTCTAGTGATTGAAACTGCTATCGGAAATATAAACGCGATTTATAAGCAAATCAAACAACATGAGATTAGCCCGGATACTGATTATCTGTTTTCATCATCAGGTTATTCAGGCGACAAAAATGGAGATTTAGAGCGCACGATTAAGCGATTGGAGGCTCTGAACTCCATGAACACTATTGTTCGGAAAAAAGATGACGAATCAGAGACACCGCCACCACCGCCGGGTGTGCCAAAGAAGTATAGTCCATACGAATAATCTCTATATCTACTGTATATACACGGATGTCACTTCCTACTTTTAAATTCACGAATTTTGGCGCACCTACAAATAATGAAAGTGCGAATAGCGGGTTATCTTCCGCATCTAAAATGCAAAAATCAGGTATAATATTCGATACAAAGTCAAATATATTATCGGGTATTCGTGAAAAGGCTCAAGACACGTTCAAAGACGTGAAAATGCCATCTCTCGATATATTGGACGACAGCGGTGGCGGCGGTGCTGACGACGATAGTAGCAGTTTTTTCTCGATAGGAACCTTTATCAAGTTTATCCTTATCGTTGTAATCCTATGGTTTATGTGGAGTAGTTTGTCTAATAATGGAGATTTTCATTTAGGAATGGGGGAATTCGGTGATAAGATTAACGTGTTTTTCAAATCGATGGAGGAGAAAGGACGTGAGCTTGTCTCTCGCATGACAAATACGCCGATGCCTCACGCGGTTAAAGATAAAAATCACGATGACAGCGACTCTGATTCAGACTCCGATAGTGACGACGACGACAACGACAAAGCTGCCACCACCAGCCGCGGCAATACCTCCACGCCACATCACCCACCAATCCCACCCGGTATGACCAACAGCAGCGATAAAAAGCCCGGATTCATTAACGACGAGACGAAATATACATTTTTAGATAAGGCCGACAGAAGTTATACTGGCCCAGCGCCACGTGCCGATGACAGCACGAGTGTAACACAAAAACATCAAACCGGAAAGGGCGGATATTGCTATATTGGCGAGGACCGCGGCTTTCGAAGCTGTGTCAAAGTAGAAGCCAGCGATAAATGTATGTCTGGACAAGTATTTTCACGCCAAGATATTTGCGTGGATCCTACCCTGAGAGAATAAACGTCATTTTTAACCATAAACCATCTATAATGTATGGTTCAAAATACTATAAATATTGTAAAAGATTATATCATTAAGTATTTGATTTCGGGTGTATATTTAAATAATTCACTTGTTTGTTGCTGTCCATCATTATATACAAGTGTTATGGTAAGAGAATATGTAGTCCCAACAATAATGATCTCTCTACCTGCGGAAACTGACGGTATTCGTATTTTATGCTCACCGGTTCCCGAAATAGGCTGATTATAAATGTTCAAATCCTGTTTGAACGGAGCAGCCAATCCATTTACTCTTACAAAAGATATTGGATTGGCCGCCTGCCACTGAGAATTGATCGCAAATGTCATTTCAGCATATTCTAAACCTGATGGAGTATAATAACCGTCAATATTGAATATAATTGCTTTTGCTGAAGTAGGATTAACTGATACAACCGCTCTACTACTTTCACCACTCGTTAAGTAACCATTCGTCGCTTCAATAACAATCGAATATGAACCATCGACTAAATAACTATTATTAATAATACCAATATTGGCGCTGTACGACACCTTAGTGTCATTTGAAGAAAGATCGTACGGATATGTAATAACAGAACCAAGAGATGACGGTGGTGTAATTGTAATATTGTACAATTTAATTGTACTACCACCCGAATCCGGACGGTTCCAAGTGATATTAAGATAGTTTCGACTAATATCTGTCCATATCGGCGACAGTATTCCATATTTTGATGTCATGACTACATTACTTGGTATGCCTGGTTTCATGAGTGTTCGTGCAGTTATAATGGAAGACTCGGGGCCAATACCCACACTATTGATGGGTTCTATTTTGATTTCATATTTACTTTGGTTAAATAAATCACGCAAAACATAACGGCGTGTTTGACTTCCGGTAGATGGAATAATGATATTATTTATATCGAGCGTTATTTTTGTCCAAGTTGTATCAGGAACCTTACGATAATACAAGTTGTACATATTAACAGCTGGACCATTATATGATGAAATACTACCAGATGCGGTACTACCACTCGCACTACTACCGCTTGCACCGCCGCTGCTGCTTCCTGTATTTATCGGATCGGTCCATTTCAAATCCACCATAAGGTTTTGACGTTCGTCGGGTGCATTCGTAAATCCAAAGTCCTTAATGATCGATGGAACCGATGATGTTTTCAACGTGATTGTCGCCGGCAAGCTTGATAATCCGCGTTCATTCCCCGAAAATACTGATAGATAATATACAGTATTATCGAGAATCTCAATAGACCCGGGAATTCTTTCAAATACAACCGAGTTGCCGTTAATTTCACCGGAAACCGTATTATATGTGACTGTAGCTCCTGCAGCCGGTTTATATGGAAAAACACTTTTATATGGCGCCCATGTTTTATTATTCACAGAATATGTAATCACATAACCGGTGATTGGAAGTCCGCCGTTCGAATCAGGCGCATCCCACGACAACGTAACACGTTTATTCACATTATCATATTCGCTGATACGCAAATTCGTTGGTTCGGTCAGAACGGTTGTTGGTATATTCGATGTGAGTTGAAGACCGGCTTTATATTCATATGTTCGTTTATAGTTATACAAATTCACAGATGGGTCATAACATAATAACCGCTCCTTTCCAGGCACACCACATGCAGTTGTAAGACCACACAATAACCGACTATTTGCAGCGGTCGGTGGGCAAATTAACGCGAATGGACTAGCTGTATCCGTTATATATTTCGTCGAATTACCGATGTTTCGCATTAGCTCACCACGGGACGCCTTTGCATATTTCTGATTTTTCGTTAATCCACCGACGTTTTTATTATATTTCAGGATTTCGGTCTTACGTCGCATGTCATATACTTCATCGACCTGGCTTACTGTAAGTGGCATGCCAGTTGAACTATCCACCAAATTAGATGAACGACATTCCGGTTTAAAACGTGTCCAAAACTGGCGATTATATGGATTGGTATAAAATATATTATTATTACAATTAATAACTGCAGGTGTAATTTCAAATACATTCACATCAAACGTGGCGACCTTTTTATAGAAGTTCGTGGATGCTGGTTGAGTTACTGTGATTGTCGATGTTCCTGAGCCGTACATATACGCGGTATATACAGTAGTTGCTCCTGTCCCTGTGACCCTGATTTTCAATAAATTTTCATTTGATGAATGAATAACAAAATTATAACTCGAATCTTTATCAGTATTTGTTGAAGTTGGTGGCGTAATAATAAACGTTCCTTCTGAAGTCATTTTATTCATATCGGGTAATTTGTAAATCGTATTTAAATCACTCGTATTATCTGCAGGTGTCTGATTTGTGAAGGTAGGCATCGATTTATTGATAATAAGACGAATAGTACTAGTATAACCGACCATATCACCAATACGTTGGACCGATCTTTGATACATATGCGTTTCTTCTTGGAGAAATTTAATAAAAATATCGGAGTGGTTGCCATTTGGCAATAATGTGCATTTTTTGAATCTAATTCGGTTGCCTGTTATTTCTATAAAATCATTAATCCTAGTGAATGCACGCGGAAACCCGATGCTTAAATAATATTCAACTTGACTGTAATCGGGCGTTCCATCCAGTATATTTTTACGCGTTGTTGTTGCAAAATCCGAGAAATTCAAATCAACAAATCCATTCAAATATTCTCGTACGATAATACCATTTGTGTCTGGGATAGAGTTTGATATATTTCTTCCGATACCCGTAAAAGGTTGAATTAGGCCGATATTTGTTACTGTTTTCGTAATCGTAAGTGGAACCAATATCTTTTTTTCAGTGTAAGCTGGGACAACCCCGTCTATTGTCGCCGCTTGTTTTATTTCCATGCGAACGGTCATCGACGGAACATCATAACGAAACACCCCAAAACTATCATAAATACCGTTGATTACAAGGACATTTCGATAAGGCAGACGAATATCGCCCCCCCCTCCCCCGTTTTTATATAATCCGCCAATATTTGGCACGTTGCCTGGGCTTCCAGACGCCTGTGGAATCACGTAATAGTCACGGCTCAACGATACGACCGATACTGCGTAATTGTTTGTCGGAAATGAAAATGTGATACCGGTACTTGTATTGTTTGAAGTTAAATTGATAAGTGGAATGACGCCAATAAGCGTACTGCGTCGATTTACGATTTCAGCAGGTACATCTGTATCTCTAGGGCCTGCGCCAGGTTCTGTACTTGGTAATGTAAATGTCCCCGGTAAAAGCGTAAATGTTGTCGTATAATTCAAAGCATATACGTTATAACGATGTCCGTAGTCGCCGATAAAATAAACATCACCTGGGTTGTTGGGATTATCCGGATTCGATTGTTGTAATGATGGCGTCCATGTTGGGGGAACGCCAGCCATTATATTTTTTTACACCAGTATTGCTGATATGTGAGCGTAAAAAAATATTACCGCATGTACCAATTATTTGACAAATAAGACCCAGCATTCTTTGTAGATGATGCATCGCCAGTTGTTGTAATCATCTTCATCTTAGGACCTTCATCCACGATGCTCTTGATTTTATTTGAACCAATAGAGTAATTGAAATACTGTATCGTAGAAATATATCCACTAAAACGATTGGTCGCCTTATCCTCACCGATATTCACCTTTCCATAATTTTGCAAGGGGATACCTGCGGTCTTACGGCGCTGAGCTAGACGACCGTTGATGTATAAATCGATAACGTTATTTGTCACACGAATAACTGCATTTACCCAGTTTTTAATTGGAATATCGGTAGCAATAAGCTTCTCGTGCAAATTCTCAAGATTTTCGTCACCAGCTTCGCCTTTGCCAGTAACATCCACAACTGCAAGTAAAGAAACATTTACACCCTTGTCGGTTCGATCTGGATTAGTATCAGTAACTGAGTCTGTAAAACGGATATACAATCCCGGTGCATTATTGGGGTAATAAATACCATTCTCAGAAGACTTCGTTCCTTCACCGCCTTTGCTAAAGATTCTTGAATATTTACCTTGTTTAAGTGGAACCTGGTTGATGAAAAACCACGCCGACCATGTATATTCTAAACCACCATCTTCATTCATAGACCGTGCGATAAAAACAGAATCCGGCTTGGATGGGTCCTGTGTTATGTTCATCGCCATGTCTTCCGTATTCGCGGTTCCATCTAAAATATATGGCGACATACTAGGAAGCATCAAATACGACAAACCGATAATAGATAGTTTCACCGCTACTGAAAACACGATAAAGACCATTAAAATAAATGCAAATTTTGCGACGAGACTATTGGATTCCATGAAATCTTTTACACCAAAACCTCCACTAGATGTTCCAGATGAAGAAAATCCTGCATCACTTGGTTTCGAGAAACTAGATGTTATTCCTTTAAAAAACCCGTCGCCGTCAGCACCGCCACCGCCGCTCTCATTCATATTTTGTTATTTTTACGATTGGTTACTAATATAATCTAATAAAAAAACAATACATTCATAGTACAATTGAAAGTATTGTTTGAAACATCATATAGACGCTACGTTTATCATCTAATTATGTAGTCACACTCGCCTGTTCCTGATTATCTACGATGAAACTCAACTTCACCTTATACTTATTGAGGATGTCGCTCCAGGGGCTTCCGCCAAAGCCCTGCGAGTAAATATCCCATGCCTCCTGAGGTGCGATTGGCGCAGCCTTCAGTTTGACATTCGTGATAAAACCAACATCGTCTTTCTTGACAAGGTCGCTATCATCTCCTAAAACAATACTTTGGGTCTCTTGAATACGCGAACCAGTATTCACAACGCACGATTTCACCAATTTACCATCAACATAGACATCCATCGCAGAACCGTTGAAACTGATGATGAGATTCACCCACTTCTGCAGAGGGAAATCTGCGATTTCGCAATCATTCGAAGTAGATCCTCCACTCTGTGGAAAAATCTGGATCGTATTTGTATTATTTTTAAACAATACGCGGAATATGGTATCGTCGACGCCTATTCCTCCTGCGGAATTATGAAACCGTACGACATTTGTTCCATTTACCCACTTCTTAATGTAAAACCATATCGAGATAGCACTATTTGCTTTGAATGTACTCGGTAGATTTGAACTTTGTAATGTGGTTTTATTTGACCATTTTTGCATCGTTCCTAAAGTAGTGTAAGTCGTAGTTAATGCCTTAAAAATGACATACAATAGCAGAAGAATTACTATAACTGCTAAAACTAGTTTTGAATTCATGTTCGTATAAATATTATATATATTATATTACCGTTTATTCTATTAGACTCATTTCATTTACTTTGCATACATAGTGGTAGAACCGGCGGCTTTGACCTCGTCCTCTATAGTCTTCATTCCGATCATCGGTGGATTTTGAGATTTCAACATATTATACGTCCATCGTATTTGTTCTTTTGTTAGAGGAACCTTGTGAAACGCGAAATTGCAAATTGATCCATTCAACCCTTTCACCTTCTTTATTGCGTCACCGTAACCAACTGTAATCGGCTTCAGTTGAATATCTGGCATGATGAAATCACTCTTAATAATAAGTTTGGTATTCAAAAAGAAGTCCATCGTTTTCCCGTTGTAATTCACCACGAAATAATTCCATTTTTGAAGTGGAACCGGTGTATCAAGTTCTTCGTCATCTACTAACATCTTAATTCGTGCTCGTTTGTCTTTTGTTTTTCCAGAAATCATAGTATTGTAGTTAGTCCTTGAATTATATATCATTTTGGCGTCCGTATTTGGGTTGCCACTCATATCCAACGTATTACAAAATAATTTCAGTTCAGTTGTAGTTGAATTGTATGTTAAACGAGGAACATCGCCAAAATTAAATATCTCTAAATCTCCATTAGGCGCATCGACCGTGTTATTTAAGATGAACCATCCTGAAATAGAGTAGTTGTATCGTTTCTTTTCTTCGGCGGGGCAATTCGCCGCTTTATCTTCCGGCGTTCGGTCGATTCCTGTATTGTGGTAAATAAAAATTTGCGGGCTTTGAGTAGTTAAATTCGTATCATATTTCTCTTTCAAGCTCACAGGTGCAGCAACAATTTGCGACGCCGATGCACCGATATAGTTCAGGAGATAAGGCCCGCCGTATAAAATTGTAATAAGCAGTACCTCAATCGCAACGATAATCCAGATGGGACGCGTTGTATCACCCACTGTGATTTGTGACGATTGAAGAAAGTCAAGAAAGAGACAGGGAATGAAAATAATACCCAGCCACAACAATTTAAGTAGTTTCAGGCCTATGATGGATTTTGTGAGATGAAAGATGAACATGGCGAGTATCAATACAACCATGACACCATGCTGTTTATAGTAAGCAAGCGCACATAAAACGATGAAGAATATGGTATTGATGATGAAGCGGATATTACTGAAGAGATCGGCGACCGATGGTTTTGTTACGTCAGGGCCTCCTGCCACCGAGTTCTTGTTAGGATTGAATGTATCGATAAATTCTAATCCATAATGAAAAAATAGAATAGCGAGACCTAGTATTGTCATTCCTGTAACTGACATTCGATTCTTGTCGTCCTTGTCACGGTCATATATCCAAACAACGACCATCAATATAACGTAAATAATATGCGTTGCACCAAATGCAAGTTGTCTGAGCGGACTAGTCGCATCTTCCGTTTTAAGGTCATCGAACAAGTAATTCTCAGGCGTCTTTGAATTGGCTTTTGTGAATTTCTCTCGAAGATGGGCGACTAGACCGGCGATACCGACGATGGCGATGAGAACATATATGGTATGTGCTGTGGGCGAATTCAATTGTGCCGCGAAACCGCCTGATGCAGTAGCATCTGCACCATCACTTTTATTAGAAAATTCAGAGTCGATCTTATAGACATAGTAAATAATCGCGAGAATCAGAATTACAAGTGAAATAGTGAGTAAAATAACCTTGATTAGTTTTCCTATAGCGCTGACTTTGGTTTCGTTGATTGATGCAGTGGCGGCAGCGGCGGCGGCAGCGGCGGCAGCCGGGACTGATGTAACACTCGCCGGGTTTGGTGGTTCATCATCTGTCGGAAACATACGAAGATCGGTTTTGTTGGCATCCCAATTCCAGAATTTTAATGTATCCATCGCATTTTCACGTTTTGTGACAAATTCTGGAATTCCAGTCAAAGACGCGACCCCATAAACACCTGCCCGGAATAACACCGCAAACAATAACGGAACTAAATATATTGTTGTTAAGATTTGGCGTATTACTCTTTTAAACACATTTTCTTTCTCAAAATCCGCATTTACACGGGGGTTATCTCCATACATATTAAAAAATGACGGCATAACACAAATCGCAAGAAGAACCACAAATGCGATTGCCCATCCCCAATTATCAGGAACGATGGGTAATGAACCGCCGATTTTTGCTTCTTCCGCCGGTTTTGTTTGCGTTAAATAAACCCACCACCATGACAATCCAGCGCTGAATATAAGTAAAAATCCAAAAATAGCCAATCCCCAATTTATCCAATTTGGATCACCAACATTATTATACTGCCATACCTGAATCGACTGTGTGAATTTCAGAATTGATTCAAGCCCACCAGCATTCATTTCCTTCACAATCGGCAGCAATAAAATCGCACATAATAAAAGACCGACGATAATGACAATAAAAAATGCATCGATGAGTTCTTTCACACGAGGGAACATATCTCCTGTGAATTTGCTGGCAATCCAATCGCTTGTCTTTGGTGAAGTAGTGACACTTGTAAAAAGAATAGAAACCCACATCACAATCAGAATGACAGATAAAAAGGGAATGAACGAGAACCATTTGGCGAAACGGACAAACCAAATGCTGAAATCCTTCTTATCTGTAGTAAGATCGTTCGTTTCATCTTCGTTGTTCCTTTCATTTTCATCGTTCATTTCGTGCTTTGATAAAATATTGTCCCAGTCTTTTGAAAGCATTTTGTCTTGTTTCACTTTTTCTTTGTATTCCTGACTAAGGTGATAATAACGAGCCCGGACGAAGTTGTCATTTTCACATTCACCTTTAACAGAATGCAAGAATGTGCCTGGCCAGTCAAAACTATCTGGTATATATCCACATTCCGCCATTTTCAACCGAACATTATAGCACATGAGTATAAAAACGGTAATAATAACCGACAGAGATGCAAATACACCAAAGACAATACCAGTTGGGTCCTGAGTTTTTTTGCGTATTTCATCAAGACGAATGGTGATTGCGTCTTTTACAACTTGTGAGTCTTTGGATGGGTCAGAGTCATTAACAAAAACTGCATTCGGGTCTTTTTGCTTCAAATCTTTTATAACTTCCGCACGCAATTGCTGATAATATCCACTATTCATATAATCTCGGTCATTCGATAAAACTGTATCTACTGTAGGTATTTCAATATCCTCTGCGGTCTTCACACTCGATACGATTATAAAACATACAAAAATAGCCAATATAATATACATCGAGTATCTATGAACTATAAATTGTGATGTCTGACCAAATAAGACCAAACACAATATAATACCAGCAATCAACCAAATAATACCATGAACTAGAAATGGTTTATTTTCGAACGAACCGATTTCAGCTGTATTTGTACTGTCAAAACCCGGACCTCTCAGACTTTTAGAGAGGAATACTCCACCAGGCATGAATATGAATATGACAATTAGTAACAATAATTTACTTCTAGTACCTCCAAATTTCCCATTTGTATCATGCGTATTACTCCAGATATAATATCCAAGAGCTATAAAAACCGCAATTTGAAAAAATACACCAATACCTAACATCGTGTCCGCGCCAGTATCCGCGAGATTTTCTCGTAACTTCTTTGATTGGAATTCATCGTCTTTTAACTTAACACCCAATTCGTCTTTTATTTCATTTCCACGAACTACCATAGGAACCCCTGAGACAGTACATAACACGAAAAGACCGATAAGTGTATTAAGTGGAATATTCTGGATGAATGCATAGTTTGCAAACTTTTTTAATGCAAGCATGAAGAGAGAAATACCTGCACCACCTATGAGAATTGAACCAATAGTAATTAATCCGACTGAAGGATCATATGTGTCTTTTGCTCTTGATAATGCAATACTACCATATCCAAGACTGACGCCAAGAATAAAAATGCCGATAGGCAGTAAAATATATAATAACTGATTTGAAAATATATCGAATACTGTTCCGGACGGTTTTGGAAAAAATGGTGTGTTAGGACCATCTTTAAACGTAAGAAACTTATCTGGATTTAAATAATGAATATAAACAACAAATATAAATGCAATAATTAAAGTTACAAAAATTGACCAATTCCCTTTCATTACGTCCCATGAAACAAATCCTATTAATAAAATTACAACCAAAACGAGAATTGGAAGATAATTCAATAACGTATTTATATGAAATGACTCTTCTATTGATGCGGTGGATGTAGTTGTTCCTGCTGTGGATGTAGTTGTTCCTGCTGTGGATGTAGTTGTTCCTGCTGTGGATGTTATCCCAGCTACTGCTGCTACCCCCGCTACTGCTGCTGCTACACTATTCATTTATATACTTTGTTATAATGATAACAACACTCAGTTATAATTATAAGATATAATAATGTCATCGTGACTACGAACCCTACCGAGATACCGCCTCATTTCATTATAAAAACGACATCGCGGTCTTTTTTCCATGACAGTCGCGACATAAAGCAACTAAATTATCAACGTGATTCGAACCACCATGTTCTAATGCAATTACGTGATCCACTTCAAACCATGCTGGAAGCTGACGCTGACAATCACCGCATTTCCACCCCTGTTGTGCGGCGACGTACTTTTTCTTAGTTTCACTAACACTACGTTTGCTAGACCCCTTACCGGAGTTGAGAACTCTTTTTTCAGCAGCACTCATACCGGGGTGTCCGCCCCCGAACGACGGCTGCGCGATTGGTTGCGCGGCATGTGTTCCGACTGCACTGCTCATCGCCCCGCTCATAGCACCACCGTCGTGGGGGGGCGGAACCCCCGCGGAACGCCCGGTCATATCGAAAAATGGTGTTATCATATCTGCAGTACCCTTACTAATCGGCATATACTTAATGATATCGTTGGCGTGATAGAACAATTGCCTAGAGTTTTCAGGATTACGACGCAAGAACATAAAGAGTGATAGACCCACGAAACCGAATGTCGCCATCTTAATCCATTTTTGATTGCTTTGAAACATCTTTATCAAGTGCCCGTCATAATATGTATTCACGATAAGAACAGCGGTAATAATAAATACGATGTATTCGGTCTTTACCATTTCTTTGCGGTTAGGTTATATATAGCAGCGAATAAATCACCGAGCATATAAGTGGTCATTTTCTCACTTATCTATCTATTGTGATAATAATATGCCGCATAGCCCATACCTGTCAGCATCAACAGATACACGATTTTCTCTCGATACTTCAGTTCTTCCAGTATTTGTATAGGTTTCGGGCGATAATGCAGATAATATCTCTCGAGTGCATCATGTAAAGGCATCTCATCCTTCATCAGAATCACATTATATCGATTGTGGATGAAATGAACCCATCGAATAAACGAATCGCGGTTGTCTAAATATGGCGTAACAGGATATTTATTCAACATTCGATCGAATTCTGACGACATTTCCGGATCAGGAATCAGCATCGAGAAATTCTGGATAAAGTCATAATATTTTTTCCGGACAACGTCATTTACATGGTCTGGATAATTTACCGCAGTTGTCATTAAAAAGAACCAGTAATGTGGTCCCCATATCTTTGCGTCTAATTTCATGAAAATTGCCTATAATGAAACGACATAAAAACAATAATAGAAATACGATAAGCGCATACTGAAGATGGACGAAATCCAGGTTTCAGTATTTACAAAAGAACCAGCACGTCATATCGAAAATGACACAGAAGCGGTAAAAATAAACAATCCTAAATCTGCATTATCCTATCTAGAAATTAGCCAATTACGATCTGTAAATATTAAACAATCATCGGCTAGCGCGAATGCAGGTACGGCTGCCGGTTCCGGTGGAACTTACCGAGGTAAAATCGTCACGGGAACACTCGGTACTGCATCTGGTGGAGGAGGTAGCGCCGAGACAAACAAATATTTCTGTAATAATTGTAATCGTACAAATCACGTTTATAACAACTGTCGCGCACCTATAACAAGTATTGGCGTAATTGCATTTCGATGCGGTGAAACCGGACCCGAATTTCTAATGATACGCCGCCGTGACTCATTCGGGTTTGTCGATTTTATACGCGGCAAATATTCGTTAAACGACGAAGCTTATATCCAGCGCATTATTGATGAAATGACGATGACCGAAAAGGAGAATCTGCTGCGCCTTACGTTCGAACAGTTGTGGCGGCTATTATGGGGTGAATATACACGCGGAAGCCAGTATAAAAATGAAGAGCATATTTCGTTTGAAAAATACAGGCAGGTATTAGGCGGAATACGCACCAAAGACGGACGCGTAAAAACTCTTCACCAATTTATTGATGAATCAACCACGCGATGGATCGAAACCGAATGGGGATTTCCAAAAGGACGCAGGAATTATAATGAAAAGGACCTACCATGTGCGCTGAGAGAATGTCTTGAAGAGACTGGATATGATATCACAACAGATAATGTAATACAAAACATCGCACCATTCGAAGAAATATTTATGGGGTCGGATATGAAGTGTTATAAACAGAAGTATTTTCTCGCGATGGTGGATTTAGATAAGAAGCCGAAGAAGGCACACGACATCATGGAGGTAGGTCTCATGAAATGGATGACGTTCGACGAGTGTATTCAGACGATACGACCTTACAATTTAGAAAAGATCGGGATCGTTCGTAAAATCAATAACATATTATCCCGCTATCGCATATTTTAATATCATACTTCGGTGTATTTATAGTTCCTTTTTATTTCATGTACATATATAAAGGAACATTCTATTATATACAATAAATACGAATGGCAGAAGAAGATGAAAATATACCAATAGAAATAACGATTGCACCCGCTGCTGCCGCTGCCGATGCGACACCGCCGCCGCCCTTACCACCGCCATCTGTTGCATCCGTCGCAGCAGCGACTCTTTCTGCGATGCCTGATAAAAAACCGCCACGCATTATAATACCTAAAAAACGGACAGCCGCCGCTGCCGCTGCGGGAGGGGTCGCGGTCGCTGCTTCTATAGACCCACAACAACGAATTAGAATGATGAAAAAGGAACTTGATGATGGTCGCAAACGCCTGAAACCAGAAGATCTCAATAATCCATTTAGTAAAGACTTCAATAAATTACTCTTGAAAAAGGAATTGCTTGAACGCGAGATCACGTTACATGATATTGGAATGTTGGCACCCGACAGCGACGATGAACGCGCAGGCGCAGCTGCAGCCGACGGTCTTTATCCTACCCTAAATGATCCAAATTTTAATACCAAAATCGCCCTTCGAAAGGAGTTTTTCGATACCAAGATGGATGTAGATAATACGAAGAGTGTCGAAGAAGAGGCGGAGGTATTATGTAATGCGCAGATTGAACTCGCACCGAATCAGCAATTTGTCCGTAATTTTCTCTCGGTAGAGACGCCGTATAATAGTTTGTTGTTATACCACGGACTCGGAACGGGGAAGACATGCTCCGCGATCAGTGTGGCAGAGGAGATGCGAGATTACATGAAACAGATGGGAATAACGCAGCAGATTATCGTAATCGCATCACCGAACGTGCAGGAGAATTTCCGGCTTCAGCTCTTTGATGAACGCGAGCTCCGAGAGATTGAACCGGGTGTATGGAATATCCGCGCATGCACCGGCAATAAATTTATCAAGGAAATCAACCCGATGAATATGAAGGGTCTGACGCGTGACAAAATCATAAAACAAATCCGGCGCTTGATTTCGTCGCATTACTTGTTTTTCGGGTATAATGAATTCGCGAATTACGCACGAACGCATGCATCTAGTATCGGAATTTCGCAAGATGATGCGGTGATACAGGAAGTTCGACGCAAGACTACTACTTCATCGTCGGGTGCGTCGGGTGGTGTGGCTGGTGCTGCTGCTGCTGCCTCAACCAGAAAAGGCCGTAAATCCGCGGCGGATATCGCCAAAGCTGCTGAAATGGAAACTCTCGCAATCGAGACCTTGTCTGTAACGAAGTTGCGTAAATTGTTCGCAAATACGTTGATTATTATTGACGAGGTTCATAATATTCGTATCACAGATGATAATCGCGACAAACGTGTAGCGAAGATATTGTTTCAAATCGTGCAGAAAGTGAATAATGTGCGCCTTTTACTTCTATCCGGCACGCCAATGTATAACAGCTACAAGGAGATTGTTTGGCTGATAAACTTGATGAATTTGAATGACCGCCGCGCGACCATCGATATCGCGGATGTGTTTGATGAGCGGGGAAATTTTCGTTTGGATGAGGAAGGTCGAGAGATCGGGAAAGATCTTCTTGTTCGAAAAGCGACCGGATATGTCTCATTCGTTCGCGGTGAAAATCCATACACATTTCCGTATCGGATATACCCGAGAGAACACTCGCCTGAATTCTCGCTTCTTGCACGCTTACACGACGGCGGAGGCGGATACCCACGAACCCAATTGAACGGGCGACACATCGACCAACCCATCGAGCATATTGACGTTTATATGACGCAAGTTGGTGATATTCAAGAAGCGGCTTACCGGTTCATTATCAACGACATGAAGGCGATGTATATTTATAAGAAAACTGCGATGGTTCGGCGGAAAAAGGAGGCGACTGCAGAGACCGAAACTGGCAAAGGCAAAGGCAAAGGCAAAGGCAAAAAGGCCGCCGCTGGTGCCGCCGTCGCCGCTGCAGCTGGTGGCGACATAAATGAAACCACGGTTGTTGAGGCTGCCGACTTTCCTTCTTTTGAAAATATGGATACGATTGGATACGCCGCTGTCCAAAAACCACTCGAAGCCCTTAATATCGTATATCCACATCCATCTCTCATCGAATATATAAATGACCCGAATGATGAATTTGATATTGCAGCATGTATCGGGAAAGAAGGGTTGCGACATGTTATGTCCTATGAAGAGGTCGGTAATCCACCGATGCGTTTGAATTTTGAATATCGTCCTGAATTTACACGTGCATTCAAATTACCCAACGGTGAAACTACGACGAAAGCATCCTCGCGGATTTTTGCACCAGATAATATTGGGCGTTATTCTGCTAAAATCAAGAATATATGCGATAAAATCATGATTAGCGACGGTATTATTCTCGTATATAGTCAGTATATTGATGGTGGTGTTGTTCCGATTGCGCTTGCATTAGAAGAACTCGGTTTTACGCGTTACAGTGCTGCCGGCGCAAATTCATCGTTTTTTCGTAGCAAACCCACAGGAAGTATCGACGCGATTACGATGCTCTCCCAACGGCAGCACCAGGCTCAATTTCCTAGCCAACCATTCCGTCCAGCGCGGTATTCGGTAATTACGGGCGACCCCACGATTTCACCGGATAATTTACATGAACTGAAGGCACTCACCGACGAAAATAACACAAACGGCGAAAACGTGAAGGTTGTCATCATATCTGTCGCAGGAAGTGAAGGTCTAGATTTCAAGAATATTCGACAGGTGCATATTTTGGAACCATGGTATAACATGAACTTGTTAGAGCAGATTATAGGTCGCGCCATCCGTAATTGTAGCCACAAACGTCTGCCATTTTCACAGAGAAACGTTGAATTGTATCTCTATGGAAGTATGCTGACAAACCCAGACATCGAGGCGATCGATCTTTATTTATATCGACTATCTGAATTTAAAGCCGTAAAGATCGGCGCAGTATCTCGAGTACTCCGAACATCCGCAGTGGATTGCCTTCTGAATGTCCAGCATAATACACAAACGGCTGCCCAGCTGAATCAGGTTGTTCAGCAAAATCTCTCGTCACGCAAACAAATAAACTATCAAGTTGGCGCGCGCCCATATTCAGCATTATGTGATTATATGGAACGTTGTGAATATGTTTGTCGTCCGACATTCTCCAACGGACGCCCAATACAAGAACAGAATGATTTATACGGGATTGATGATGACAGCGAAGGCGAGAGCGAAAGCGGCGGCGGAGGAGGCGGAGGCGCTGGAGGTAGCGGCGGACAGGCAGCATCGTTACGGCCTCACAGCGATGTTCGTATGGATACATTTAATGAAAAGTTCATGTCGATGAACCTGGATAAAATCATTCATAAAATCCGGGATTTATACAAGGATGCATTTTTCTACAAGAAGACTGGGCCCAACGGAATTATTGCGCATGTAAATGCAGTTCGCCAGTACCCTATTGCACAAATCAATCTCGCTCTTACACAAATGGTAACAGACTCCAACGAATACGTAAATGACAAATATGGACGTCTTGGGCGTATTATAAACGTTGGCGATTATTACCTCTTTCAGCCTATCGAACTCACCGATAAGCGCATCAGTGTTTATGAGAGAAGTGTGCCAGTTCCTTATAAACATACGGAGATAGAATATCCTCTTCCAGCGGAAATAACAGAAGATTATTTGGGTATTCTTCCAAAACCGGCGGTGATGGCGGCTTCAGTTGTCCCGAATAAGAAGGTAGTTCAGAAATTGATGGCAAGTTCCGCGGCTGCATCGGCCGAAGCGGAGCCAGTAGTATCAGTACCTGTAAGCGCGTCTGTAAGCGCTGCTTCTGCTGCTGTGCCCGAACCAGACATTGCTGCGAACGCAGTAGAAGAAATAATAACAATGTTATCAAATACGTTTGATACGTGTAAAATCGTACATGAAAAACCAACAAAAGAACAAGAAGAATGGTATTATTATTGCGGTAAAGTAATTAACCAAATCTCTCAAACTGAAGAGTTTCAAACATCGAGAGAAGAACTATATGAACTCGTGATAGCCAACCTCTTGGAACATTTATCTTTTGAAGAAAGCATGACATTACTGAATTATTTGTATCATAAAAATAATGAGTCGATGAATATAGTTGCATCGGCTAGCGGCGGTGGCAGCGTAGGTATTCAACTATTGACACCGTTTGAGAGAATGTTACTGAATTATTACGCACAACAGGTAATACATCGTCCTTTGGTTGGGCGAAGAGCCGCCGCTGCCGCCACCGCCGCCGCCGCTGCTAAAGAGAAGACACCAGAAGACAAAGGAATGTTGTTATTTGACAAGAAAAAGAAAGAGCAATTTACACTAGTGGTATTACGGTATGAAACGCGTGAATGGACTGTTGCAGAACCAGAGGATGAGCGCGATTTCGAACTTCTTTTAGGAAAAATCCAAACTGAACAGATACAGCGTATGAATATGGTTATCGGATTTGTATCATTATTCAAAATGGAATATCTAGTCTTCAAGGTAAAGGTAATGTCGAAGAAGCGCGACAAAGGCGCCCGATGCGACCAATCCGGTAAAACAGACGCAATCAGTATTATTAATACGATTCTCTCGATGAACCCAGCTACCCAAGGCGACGATTATAAACTCACTACAGAGAATACGAAACAAAGAACCCAAAAAGAACTGTGCGTGTTTCAAGAGTTTTTATTGAGGGTGTTTCAAAGAAAGAGTATCAACGGACGCAAATGGTTCTTCACACCATGCGAGGCTTTATTGTGCGATATTGAGAGATTACATATAGAGAAATAAAGTATAGTATTATAGTAATATACGGTGGTGATCATTTCTAAGATGAGTATGTCAAAATTCGCATCATCAACGAACACTGTACAATCCGCACCCAAGTTAGGTATTTATACCACGATATTACTTACACGTAAATTAGAGATTCCGTTTCGCATTATTGGACGTAATGTAAAAGATACTCTGGAACATATTCTCTCGAAAATCGTGGAAGGAAAGTGTATGGCGGAGGGGTTTATTCGTCCCGGGAGCGTGAAAATCCTTACGTATTCCAACGGATACCTCTATGGTAAAAATGCAATATTTGACGTGGTATATGAATGTGAGTCATGCTCACTCGTCGAAGGTGTCGTGTTTTCATGTGTAATAAAAAATATCAGTCTCGCGGGTATTCGTGCAACGTTGAATGAACCAAAATCGGCTGTTACAGTTTTTATTGCGCGTGACCATCATTATGACCGCGCCGATTTTACGCGTCTGCAAGAAGAAGAGGAGATTCGCGTTAGGGTGATCGGACAACGTTTTGAGATCGGTGATGAATCAATTTCGGTGATTGGCGAGCTGGTATAATGCTTCAACAGAAATACCAGTAATGTTCAATATAATATTACAATCGTGTGTAATATTATAAACATGGATCATATCTTCACGTGTCAGCACTGTCAAGAACCCTTTGTAGTATCTCACAAGGAATTCAACTGTCGAATATTGCGTCATGGCGTATATAAGCATAACATGCAACCGATACCTCCTCACGCCAGTAAAGAAGAATGTGACGCATTAGTGCGCGACGGCTTGATCTTTGGTTGTGGCCGGCCACTTCAAATCATCGACAAGAATGCCGGCACAGATTCGCCTGGGTCGGCATATGACGTTATTATCTGTGATTACATTTGAACCAATAAAATTGATACCGATATAAACATATTTCTAGAAATGATATAGTCATAATGGCGTCGGCACTCGCGAAAACGAATATAAAAACCATTCGAGTCAAATCAAAAAAGAAAATGCCAGAGCCTGCGCCCGAACCCATACCCACACCCATCGCCGAAGCCGAAGTCGAACCTGAAGAAGAAGTCAATCCATACTGTGACCCCGAACTGTTTGTAAAACGACAAATCAACCGCACACTGACGATTCCCTTTTATAAAATAACCAAGGATATGAATATAACACAGTTACTAAGAACCGAACTTGCAAAGAGCGTAGAAGGGCGATGCTCGGTGGAGGGTTATATCTCTCCGAATTCTATTTCCATTTGTTCTCATTCATGCGGAACGTTGTCGGCCGCAAATATTCATTTCAATATCACAGCAGATTGTCTAATTTGTTTTCCAGATGAACATACTGTGATCAAGTGTGTTGCAAAGACGATAACCCAAGCAGGAATTCGCGCAGGTGCTAGATATTTGCAGCCAGGTCATGTATCACCGATCGAAGTGTTTCTCTCGCGTGATATGAACGCACAAATGCGCGAGTTATTCTCTCGTATCGAAGAAAATGATATTTTGACAGTAGAAATTATCGGACGGCGATTTGTATTACACGATACGCACGTGACGATCATCGCGATGTTAATAGACGCAGTTTCTCCGTGAATAAACGCTTACATTTTCCCAAAGGGTATAAAGTTTGATTATTATGTAATGTAAAATAATGTCGAGTGTATCTTCGTCCGCATCTGCTGCGTCCGGATCTTTTTATTCATCGAGTTCATCGACTGCAATCGCAAGTCTTACAGCAATGAATGAGATCCAAACGATTGCACAACATGTAGAAACAAAAACCAATTATTTGATGGCATTAAAAGATGGTATCGAAAATATGCCGGTTGTTCATCAAATTGAAATTTTGCGAATATTGAATACAAAGCATACCCAAATTAACGAGAATAAAAATGGCGTGTTTGTTAATATTTCCAAATTGAATAATGAATTATTGCAGGAACTATATGATTATATGACATATGTAATAAAACAGGAGAAGCAACTAAACGAAGTCGAAGAACATAAACAAAGTCTCACGAAGGAGTTTTTTGACAATAAAACGCATAAAGATATTTCGTGAAATAATATAGCACACGATGACAGGTATAATTCCTTGTCTCTATAATTCTTTTTCATTTACGCTTGAAAATATTGTCGGCGGGGATATTGTATGTTACAACCCACGAATTTCGCACGAACGAAATGTACCTGTACCTGTACAGGTAGCACCGTCTCTGGCGCCTGCACCGGAACCCGTGTATATTCCATCATCGTTAATTGAAACCAGCGATACCGACACTGAGACCGACAGCGACAGCGACACCGATAGCACCGTTGGCTGCGATAGCGATAGCGATATGTCTCAGTCACAATCACCGCTGCCGACGCCATCCATCGCGTTTCACCCAGACATCATGACACAATACAGATATTCGACGTCCGGCTCAGATTCGATTCTATGGTCGGCGTATATTATGTTGTACGGTATTGAAAAGTATGAAACAATCGAAAATCAATACGTCGAATCAAACCGATTTAAGTTCGAGTTAATCGAAGTGTTGCGACAGAACAAACCAATATTGAAAGCAAATAAAATCAAACTCAACGCAACAGAAGAATGTCTTGTCCATAAACCATTTATCGCATTAGAAACACTACATGCTGTTGCGGTGTGTAAGTCGCTTTCGGTGTGTATTGTTCAGGACCGTAAATATTATGAAATAACAAATGGCAGTAGCGGCGAGGGCGGCGCATTTATTATTGAAAAAATCAAGGGAAAATACGTATTATATACTGCACCGAATAAGCTGAATATGGATTACCTCGCATATATTCGTATGAATTATTGGTTGATGGAGAGTATATCTGCGCCGATTCGCCCGATATCGGCATACAAATTGCAAGACCTTGTCGATATTTCACAAAAACTAAATCTACCTGTCGTGAATCTGATTCCGGGGAAATTCGGGTCGATGGGGACTGAAAAACGAAAGACAAAACCGGAGCTATATGAGGCGATTTGTAGATGTGTATAAAATTGAACTATATATATGATTAACGTATAAATATTATATCACAATCATATATATACAATGCGAAGAAACCGCAGTGTTGCCGATAAACAATCAGAGTTCTCAAATATTGTCAAACATTATTTAGAAGCGATTATCGACAAGACAGATGGTGTTCCCGAATTAGAAGTCCGTTTTGGAACGCGCGGAAACCAAGCAACGACGAGGGATAATTTCGACGGTGTGCTTCAAAAGCTACTTTCGTCTGGGTTTTCATTCGCGAAGAAGAACGCGTATTCTCTGAAAATCCAGAATGAATTCATAGACCAGAAGACCGGTCAGACGAAGCTGTCGCTTATACGTGCGGAACTTCACGGAATCAACGATGTCCAGAATTATTGTAAAACGAATACACCCGACGAAAAATATGTCCTCTTTACGCAGAAGATGTACGCAAAGACCGGTGGAAGTGGTGGCGGCGCTCGCGGGGATGAAGAAGAAGCCGGCGGAAGAAGTGGTGGCGGTGGCGGCGGCGGAGAGACGATACATCCGGTCATTTTCGACGACTTCAATTTCAAAGTGAGCTATGAACGTGAAAAACGTATCGCAAATACATCTACCCTCGCAAGGTCCATCTTAAAAACATGGAATGACAACAAGAAGACATTTCGGTATATCAATCGAAGCACATTAACGCATCCAGATTTTCCGTTTCAAATCGATATGAGTGTTGTCAAGGAGTCTCATAAGGACCAGGCTGGATATATCTCTGCATCGACATTTGAGGCCGCGAAAGTTCTTGAAAGCCCGATACGTTATGAAATCGAAATAGAGGTGATAAATGATCTCGTTGGCCCAGGGACCGCATTCAATCACCCGAAGCATCTGTTGGATAATCTGCGTAAAATGATTAAGATTGTAATGTCGGGATTTCAAGGAACGAATTATCCGGTTTCTTTGTCTGAAATGCGGGGAGTCCAGCGGCGATACTATGAATTATTATATCCGGATGAAAAACAAGGAGCCGACAGTGAGAGCGACGACAGCGGCGATGAAGCCGATCGTCGGCGTGAGCGCGACCGTGACCGTGAAAGAAGAAGTGGAGCCGGCAAAGACGATGACGAACGTGAGCGCGAGCGCGAACACGACCGTGAAAAACGCGAACGCGAACGCGAACGAGAACGCGAGTTAGACGCCGGACGAAGAAATATTCAACTTCGCCCCAAACATTTCATCGGACCATGTTCTTATACCCTTCAAATGCAGAATATTCGCCCGATTGACGCCGACTCAAAAGTCCCCAATATTCGTATGAATTATTCAGTTACAGAGAAAGCTGATGGTCATCGAAAACTCCTATTTGTTGCACCAAAAACTGGCCATGTATATCTCATCGATACCAATATGAACTTCCAATTTACTGGCGCTGTATCTTTGAATACGAAATTACACAATACACTCCTTGATGGAGAACATATCCTTCATAACAAACGCGGTGATTTCATCAACTTGTTCCTCATCTTTGACGTGTATTTCGTTCATAAAGCAGATGTTCGTTCGCGTTTGTTCTTCCCGATGAATGAAGATGAAGTTCTCACAAATTTTCGACTACCTTTAATGGAAAGCGTCGCCAAGAACCTTCAATTGAAATGTGTATCTGGTGGCGCGGATTCGCTACCGCCGATTCGTATTGAAACCAAGAAATTCGAAATAGCCACTCCTTCGTCTGGATCGGCGTCGTCTGGATCCGCCGGGGTGAAATCCATCTTTGATTGTTGCGCGATTATATTGCGTAAATCTGCAGAACATCAGTTCGAATATCACACTGACGGTTTAATATTTACACCGATTGATTTCGGTGTTGGAAGTAATGTACGTAATGACAATACTGTATCGGGACCCCTATATAAAACCACCTGGGACTATTCTTTCAAATGGAAACCGGCTCACATGAATACAATCGACTTTCTTGTTACAACGAAGAAAGGTGAAGACAACGAGGATCTGGTCAGCAACGTCTTTAAAACCGGCGTAGATATGTCCCGTTGTATGCAGGTCCAACAGTATAAGACGTTGATATTGCGTGTAGGATATGACGAGCGAAAGCATGGATACTTGAACCCGTGTGTTTCGGTTATCGAAGGTGCTGGTGCGAGTGCGACGACGAGTGGTGGCGAATATAGTAACAGCGATAGCTACAAACCCGCGCCATTTTACCCAACATACCCTTATGATAATGATGCGCACGTTTGTCATCTTATGTTGCGCCCGGATGAAGCCGGGGTGAGCCAGATGATGACAACCGAAAACGACATCATTCAAGATGAAACCATCGTTGAATTCAGTTATGATGAAACGCAACCGGTCAATTGGAGATGGTCGGCATTACGTGTTCGCCACGATAAAACAGCTGAATACCGCGCAGGTGGGAAAAATTACGGCAACGCTTACCATGTCGCAAATAATAACTGGCATTCTATCCATAATGCGATTACACCGGAAATGATAATGACCGGACAAGACATACCGGATGAACTCTCAAATGACGACATCTATTATAATCATGTGGAGTCGGGTAGCGCCGGCGGGGGCGGCATCGATATTGGTCGTGGAACTAAAGTCCGCACTTTGACAAAGGGAATGCGCGATTTTCATAACTTGTACGTCAAACGCAAGCTCATCATGAGTGTTGCGCGTCCGGGTAATTCACTTATTGATCTTGCCGTCGGAAAGGGCGGCGATTTACCAAAATGGATTGCAGCCAAACTCGGGTTTGTTTTCGGTATTGATTACTCGAAGGATAACCTGGAACATAAATTCGACGGTGTTTGTGCGCGTTATCTTGATGTAAAGAAAAAGAAACGCAATATTCCGGACGCGATATTTATTCATGGCGACAGCAGTAAGGAAATCCAGAGTGGTCAGGCCGCAATCAGCGAGAGATACCGTCTCATAACCCGCGCGATATTTGGCGAAGGGGCGAAAGATGCGAGCTTATTAGGTCGCGGCGTTTATCCGCATTACGGTCGTGGCTCGGAAGGTTTTGATATCTGCTCGGTTCAGTTTGCGGTTCATTACTTCTTTGAAAACATCATGAAGGTGCATACCTTTCTTCAAAATGTGTCCGAATGTACAAAATTAGGCGGTTATTTCATCGGAACATGCTTCGATGGTGCGCGAATCTTTCAGGCGTTATCACGATTGGAAAGTGGATCAGAGATGAGTATCCTGTCATCGACGGCATCGGCAGCGTCATCATCAGATCCACAGAAAATGTGGTCAGTTCGTAAGAAATATCATCAGACGGAATTTGAACCGGATAGCAGTAGTATTGGATATGAAATCGAGGTGTTTCAAGATTCAATCAATAAGGCGACGCGCGAATATCTCGTGAATTTCGACTACTTGACGCAACTTCTTGAAAATTACGGGTTCGACCTTGTAACACCTGAAGAAGCGGAGACGACTCTGACGAATCCTATGCCGGACGGCACGGCCACATTCGACGGAATGTATCATCAAATGGAAATCGAGTGTAAGAAGAAACGCGAAGAAGGCGGTGGCGGTGGCGGTGGCGGTGGCGCAGACGCGGACGCGGGCTGGGAACGACGATGCCAACAAGAATACGGTTCGGCGTTATATATGTCGGCGGAAGAGAAGCAGATTTCATTCTATAATCGATATTTCATATTCCGAAAGAACCGAAATATTAACGCGAAACAATTAAAGAGCAGTTTCTTGAGCTATGCCGGATTACAAGAGGAACAACACCGTGCGTCATCTACGACTGATCAGACGGATGAAGCGATGGAGCATCTTGCACTTGAAAAGATTGCAAAAGCATCACGACCGATCGATGTTGCTTCCAAACCCTCAATCGCAGCACACATTCTTGAAGAACGAAGGGGGCGGGAGTTGGCTGCTGCGGCTGCAGGAGAAGCAAAGGTTGCAGGAGAAGCAAATGTTGCTTCAACTACACTCAAACTCAAACCCAAACTAAAGAAAGTGACTACTTTAAAGGCAGCGGCAGCGGCAGCGGCTGCACCTGTGGAAGAGGAAGCGCCATCAGCACCTATCGAACAGATAGAGAAGAAAATACAAAAACGAACAAAGAAAGCGAAGATGCCCGAATCAGACAAGGATGTCGTAAGTGGTGGAGTCGAAGCAGAAGCTAAACCCAAGCGTCAAACGAAGAAGAAAACGGACTTATAAACATTTTCAGAATAAATATAATCGACATACATGTTTAAAAAATCTCCCAAAAATTGTTTTAAACCTGTATTACCATCGGCCGTCGTCAGTGCGAGCAGTGCATCATCTGCATCTGGCGTAGGACTAGGAGGAGCAGGACCAGAACATGAAACCACCGAACTACATAAATCAAATAATGGACCAATATTATCATACTTTAATTATTTTTTATTACCACAAATCGACATACTATTAGGCCCAGTCGGAGATTATGTCCCACTAGAATTGCGTGTAGTGCGTGACGATAATAATCATGTTTATGTATCATCGTCGATTTATGCGCATTTGTGTGATATCAAACACCAGATTGAAAAATACCAAGATACATGGGATAACATTAAAAAATTCACGAATCCATATGAATACATACATTCAAATATTACGGGAAATAAAACAAACATCAGCAAGTTGAGGCCATTATCGCGTTCATTTTACAAGATGATTGAAATCATTAAGAATAACAATATTCTTTCGCAATACCAACATACGGTTGTTCAACGTCCAGAATATAAAATGGGAATAAAGACGTTTCATCTCGCAGAAGGGCCTGGTGGATTTATAGAAGCAATCGCGTATTTACGGGGGTCGGAATATCAGCGTCAGATGCGTGAAGATACGAAATCGGCCGTCACGGCTGACAAACCCGACGACGTGACGCCAGCCATACAAATTCTCAAGAGGAATACAGAGTTTCATGATGAATATATGAAAGAACAAGAATATATGAAACTGTCACGGCGTATATTTGAAAATCAAAAAGAATCGACAACCGGTACGGTGGGGGCGGGAACAGGATCGGTGAGCGTTTATGGAAATGACCGTCATTATGGCATGACCTTAGTAAATGATGACCCGATATGTCCTGGGTGGAAAAAGACGCGCACATTTCTGGAAACTCATCCTAATGTAATTATTGAAAATGGCGCCGATAAGACCGGCAATTTGATTTCTTTGGAGAATTTTCTGTATTGCGCGGAGAAATATAAAAACAAGATGGATATTGTTACAGCAGATGGAGGGTTTGATTTCTCGGTGGATTTCAACCATCAAGAAAGTATGGCGACACAATTGGTATTATGCGAAGTATTTTATGCACTTGCGATACAGAAACCGGGAGGATCATTTATATTGAAAATATTTGACGTATTTCATAAGGCTACCGTCGATATATTGTATATTTTGAGTTACTATTATAACAACGTATCGATTATGAAACCATACACGAGCCGAATTGCCAACTCCGAAAAATACGTTGTATGTCAGGGATTTAAGATAGCTGATTCTACGCAAATTATACAGCAATTTGCGAGTATATTTCATTTCATACAATCTGCCGCCAACGACGGCGGGGTCGGTGTGACATGTGACAGCGTATTGTCATCTTTACTTCCATTCGACCATGACCTATATTTTTTAAATCGGGTCGAAGAAATGAATGCGATGGTAAGTTTTCAGCAAATCGAGAATATCACATCCACGTTGTCGATTATTACCAATCATAGAAATGCGGAGAAATTAGAACAATATAAACGCGCGAATGTGAATAAATGTATTGCATGGTGTGAGAAATACGACATACCTCATAATATTCATCACGCGTGTTTTCAATCTACGAATATATTTCTTCATAAATCGATACCGGCGTCGTCGTCTGCATCGGCGTCTGCGTCTGCGTCTGCGTCTGCGTCTGCGTCGGCATCTGCGTCTGCGTCTGCGTCTGCGGTATATAACCAATAAAAACGGTCTAAATATATATCAGAATGTATGGTAATATAGTAAGAATGCAGAGTACTTTACAATTCATCGCTGGACAATTAAAAAAACCGAGAGAACGATTCGAGACGATATTAGAGCCACTTCAAGCGCTGCTTCAAATAGGATTTCTCGCATTTTATCCGATTGGAAGTAAATTGGCGATTCACAATAATATACTTACGGTACAGGCGCCTGGATATACGCAACATATGCGTCGTTGGTATAATAACGATAAAAAGGAGGATGTGTTTTATTTGTATAATGTATTCTCTCGGTTCAATAAATTCTATAAGACGGTGCTTGCAGGTGGCGGTGCAAATACAGGCGAGAACGCGGCGTTATTTACGCTACTGAATGAACTTGCGAAAACAGGTATCAATAATTTGACGCGGACATATAACCAGACTGATAAAATCCATATTCTTCATACGCTTCAAATGTATAAGGGGATGCTGGACAATCCTGAATTGGTGCGCCGACTTGCCAAAACTGACGACGGTGGCGGCGGCGGAGGAGGAGGAGCAGGAGGAGCAGGAGGAGCAGGAGGAGTAGGCGGCGATGATAACGAACCCGACTTTGAGAACGATTTGCCGAGACAATTTCCGCTGAAGATTCGATCTCCAACTTCGTCGCCACAATTACGCCCGATTACGGCGGGTCCGGCGACGACGACGAGCGTACCGATTGACAGTTTAGTCGATACAAACGTTGATATCATTTTCGTAAAAATAACGGATTTGTATTCACAAGATGATTATACGATTATTTATCATACACTCCTGAAAATCCAAAGTGATCCCCAGTATTATATGAATTATATTGAAGGATTGAATAAAATATTGGAACCGGTGAATATTCGCATCAAAAAATGGATTGATGACAATATTGTGTTTTGATACACATCAGTTGCGTGTATTGCGCTTGCGACTTCTATAACGACGACGACTATTATGTTTGTTCTGTTTTTTCTTTCGTTTATTTGATTTAGGTTTTAACGAACATTTATTGCCGCCTTTACTACTAGCACTATACATTATATCGCCGGTTCCAACAGGCGTAAATTGCTGAAAATCTTTCTCAGGAACTAACATGATATATCCTCGTGCAACATCATCACCGTTCACGGCATTTTCACGAACTCCTGCTCCATGAATGTCTGAGTGATACACCGCTCCTTTATACCCACTTAAAATATCTAACTTTTGTACCAAATACCAATATTCTGTAATATCTGGAGTTAATGGATCGTTTCGAGAATAAATTAAACCTCTACTAATCATCTCACGCATCTTTGTATTATCTATTATAGTTATAGGATGTCCATTTGAAGTATACACCGGTGACAAATAAGACTCTATTTTAGCACTCCAACCACCCCAACCACCCCCACCTCCTCCTGAGGGTGCAGGTGGGGGTATCGTGACGAAAACATACGCTTGAGCATGATGTGCTTTATTTTCATTAGTTAATGCGATAGGTTTTAATTTCGAATTTGCGTCTTTATATACATATATCTTTGCAAAAATATGATTAAATGGATAATCTAAAGTACGAAGACGGTGACGACTAGCATCGGCAGCGCGCTCGAGCGTCGGTTCCATGCACTGACAGTGACTATTTAATAATAACTATATATAATATATTCATTATAAATTTACTCCATCTCTAATTTCACCCAACATGGAATATACGGCGCGTTCGATAATTCGCCTTTTATTTTACGAGAGAATTCCGGGAAGGGGATTTTGATTTTCGCGTCTTCGCCCGTTTTCACGAAGTGGTTCAGTTGTTTATATAATTCGCGAATTGCCGGATAGGAAATATTCATCTGTAGTTCGGTAAGTTTGTCGATTATCGGCCGTATTTGCTCGCGGCGTTGTTCTTGCGTTCGCTCGGTCTGTACAGGTATGAGATTCGCTGCATCCGCGCCCGCACCCTGTGCGTATTGTTTCTTCTTTAAGTTCCGTTTCCAGTGCTTTCCCTTGCCATATCGGGTATTATCAGCAGGAGTGTCTGCGATGGTCGTAGTGACATTGATAGCCGTGGCGTCGATAGCGGCGGCCTCAATATGAATATCCTCAATATCCTCTGGAATTAACAAAGATTCTTGACGTAAATTATCTTCAAATGACTTTGGCTCATGGAGAAGTGGTGGCGGCGTCAGCATAGGCAATAGCAACGGCGATAAACTAGCATCATCGACAATAGACGCTCTTGCGTCCATAGATATATTTGCACCCATTTACTACAATAAGATACAATAAACTAGATTTTTTATACCTATTTTATTGACATAAACAAACGCCTAAAATACAACGTCAAACTCGTCATTATACATTTTATCGCCCTTCTTGATTTCAAGGACCTCACGAAAGGTCTTACTTCGCATAAGCGGAACATTCGTTCGTATTTTCAGGTTGAGATGAGGATTCGTTAGTACCTGCACGAGGATTTCGCGAAAGTTGGCATACTGACGGTTCTGTATCGCGTAATATGTATAAAAATTCATAAATGAACTTGTCCGCACATGTTCATCACGAGTCATATCGGTTACATCGTCATATACGTGACGATGATACTTGTTGAGCGCATCTTCACATATAGCAATACCGGTTACATCCGCTAGATTTTCAGATAGCGAGAGATTTCCATCGATTACAAATCCATCCTTTCGAGAGACTTCTTCGTATTGACGACGTATTGCCGCGATTTTACGTTCGTATGTAGCAACGTCGTCTTTGGACCACCAGTTTTTAATCACGCCTTTATGATTATATGTTCGTGAATTTACATGAAGCGCGTGAGAGATTTCATGTCCAAATGTAAAACCGACCGACGCTAAGTCGTATTCATACCCGCGCCCAAACTGCACATTCATACTATGCATATATGCGGTAGGAATATAGATACTGTTAGAGTTCGGAGTATAATATGCATTTACGACAAAGGATTGATACCCGACGAGTTTCATCGTACCCCAGTTCATAACATCGAGGTCTTCTGCGGATAACTTGTCGTGAGAAGGCGCGGATTGGTGATGCTTCGCGATATATTCCGTGCGCTGGATACTGCGTTTGAGTAAATTACCCCATGCATCTTTCGGGTCATACTCCAGGTTCGTCGGGTCGGGTGCCGAGAGATTCGCCTCGCCAATTTTAAGTTTTATCGTATTCAACTTTTTAAGAGCACCCTTCTTGGTATATGCCGACATCCACCCGTTCCGTTCGATACGGGCTTTATAGCATTCCAACATCGTATTTCCAATCTCTCGAACCTTTGCAATCATTTCTTCATTTTTATATCGCTTCGTGAATTCCTCTGTCATCGTCTTCGGGAAGGCATACGCAAGTCCAATAATAGGAAAGTATTCTCTCGGAAAGTGTGTTTCTTTTCCACGAATCAGCGTATCGTTGAAGTCCAAATAAATATCGCGCCACTTGTCATGGAAACATATGAGTTGACGGAAATAAATAAAATACCAGTAACTCTTCCATTTATCTGACGCCCATTCTTTCTTGAGGAGTGTCATTACCGTATTCAAATATCCAACTTGGTTGGCGATGAAATACGAAGGAACACTCGATGAAGTGCCACCGCCGCCGCCGCCGGCGTAACCAATCCATTTCCCCATCTCTCGCCAGTCTATACCCGTAAGGCACATTGCATCCTGGGCGAGAACGCGTGTTGCTCCACGAATATTATTCTTATAATGCGGAAGTTTCAGGCGTTCTTGCATATTTTCGGTGGTTTCGTTAATACCGGTTTCACAATCGCATGTTCGATGTTTCACCGACATCTTCTTTGTAGTTGCATTTACCACACCTGAGAGATGTGGCGGTTTGTCACTCTGTTTTTTAGACTGATATATATTCGCATAACTATCATCAAACCGCGGATCTGTCACATTCATACACGAAAGTAACGCGCATTCGATATCATAAACATCTTGCACCTTGATATTATGGGTGGTCTCATAATCTTTCCCGAGACATTTCGAGAATACATCCCCGATAAAATGCAAGAATGCGCTCGTAATTCGCTTCTTATATTTCATGTATTCGACTGTTTTCGTCTCTGGTCCGCCTTCATTATCATCGGAAGCGGCAGTGGCATCGGCGATACCATTTTTGTTTTTCGGAGTTCGTCGTCCTCCCGTTTGACGAATAACCGTAGTATTGCTTGTATTCAAACGCACGCCTCGCATCTGTTTTTCAATAATAGAGTCACTTAAATAAAACCGGTAATCGTATAAAGACAGCGATGGCGAACCAACGTGTGCAGATAATTTACCGGGGGTGTATTCATCGGGATACACAGTCCATGTCACCGGAAGTGCCCATCGTATCATTTCATTTTGATTCATTATTCCGAGAAATTTATAGAGATTGTTTTCACAAACGAGTTCGTTATACAACTTACAAAACTCGGAAATGTGACGAAGAATAGGTTCAGGGTGTAAATCGCGGAATGATGCGGCGATATTCTTCATTTGGTGAGATATTGCGTTGCTTGTTTTACTGTCATGGGTATATTCGCGCACCATCGTAAGAGTGTTTCGGTACATTTCATCTTGTATTAGTTTGAAATTGTCTAAAGGCCGGATGTACTTTAATTCTCTCGGAAGCGTCTTTGGTACTTCGTTCAACCATTTCTGGTTCGCCCATAAATAAAAGTTGTTATTGCGAAGGTCTTTGGCGTTTGTATTGCGGCGCGTATGTTTATGACGAGAAGAACGGTGTATATGACGATTATGACGCGTTTTCATTACACGAATGTATAGATATACAGCTATATATACGTGAGATTATTCTCTAGCACTTCAAATGTGGCCTTTTTACTGCCCGATTATACAAGTTGCAGTCAGGCTTAAATATCTTGCTCTTGATGAAGTAAGGTGCGCCCATCGAATCGCCGTGATATTGCCCAGCATTTCCGGCTGCAACACCATAAGCCGACTTAAACGAAGCACCATTCTTCGTGATGGTATCGAGCTTCAATCTCTCGAGTCGAGTTCCGGCCGACACCGCACCCTGAACACCGTATTTCGTATTATTCGGCTTGTGAATCACGGTTGTCCTGCATCTGTTACGGTCGGCTTCATTCGGATATATTCTCTCAGCGTTACCGCAATTCGTCGAATAATACACCTGTGATCCAGTACTGGAATTACTTGGGTTGGCAGGTGTTCCGTCGGGGAGGACATACTGATTGGCGGTCCCCGACATCTTCGAAAAGGTTTGCTGCTGCTGATACGTACGGCACCTAGCTTGAAGATAAGACGATGTATTGGTATGATACGCGCGACTAACATTCGTATTTCCGCTGCGAATGATACGTTTTTTCGGATTGAACGAGAGATTCTTCGTTTCATAAATACCGGTATTGATTTGATATGACCCGGGTTGTCCTGGAACACCCACCTGTTTATAACCGGGATTCTGTATTATTTCATCTGGCATGCATTCGCGCAAGAAGGGCCTGGCGATGTCCTCAACGAGGTAGTTCTGCTTTGATGCCACGCGCGAATCACATCCACAAGCGGTTCCTCTAAAAACGATACCACCGGGGCGGTCGATAAAACCGATTGTAGGGCGAGATTTATTGGTAGAAGACGGCATGAGGCTTTTACGCCAGTGCTTGATGGGTCTCGGCTTGAAACTAGACCGTTTGATTACATTTTTGGTCTCAGGAAAATTACAGCATTTGGTGTCGCGACCAAAGTCGTTCGATGGATTACCTACAGTGGATGGACCATTTTCTGCTGGACGTGTAAATCCGGGATAGACGCTTCGTGTAGTGGATTGTTTGGTGGAACGAATAGCGACCCTCATCGTTCTAAAATTAAGTGGCCATGAAACAAAATTCTTGCTCATTTTATGTATTCGTATATAACAAGTAGATAAGATTAATTTAGATAATGTTTGAGTATATTCAGTTTTATACGAAAAATCTCTCGAACTTCGCAATATTACTTCTTATTGGTGTAAGCATCGCGATATTGGATATTACTTTACGTAACGTTGTCCGGGATGTATATCTAAATGTTCGAGAGAATATGAAGCTACGGCATGGCGGAGATGGACGTGAAGGGATGGAAAATAAAGACGCGAAGGACTCGAAAGGTGCGAAGGACGCGAAAGGTGCGAAGGACGCGAAGACTTCGGACAAAGAAGACGATGAAAGTTGTCCCAAAGATTGCACCGCTGTTGAAGCCTTACGAAAGAAATTAACCGGATTGATTGAAAATGCAGCTAAACTTCAAAAGGACATCCAAGCAAATAATGAAATTATTAAGAGCCAGCATAAAACAATCGAAAATATGCAAAAAAGTGTGCAGAAATTGATTGAAAAATCAAAGTAATAAAATAAGAACGGAATGTAAAGCCAATATTATGATATATAATTCATTTGTCCATGAAGATGACGACATATTTAGGTCAAATGTAAAACAGTTCATAAATGACACCGACAGTCATCCTATTGTAAAATACAAGGCATTTATCTTTGCATTTTTATTGATAATAGCAGGCTTGTTGATATTACTATTCTTCAATCGTGATAAAATATTAGGCCATTCCTTCTGGAAACACTTGTTTGTTCCTGTCTCAGAGTTGAGAGATAAATATCAGGCGATGGCTTCACGTAATCATGACGATCACGATGTCTTTGGTTATGACTATAATTATCGCAATACAGATGCTGCTATTTTTCGCGAAGCGATTGAAGGAATGACGACCACGACCACGACAACGACGAAAGACGGAAAAGCCACTACAAAATCAGGCGAATTCGTAAGCGCTGATACGGAAAGTGCAGAAAAGAAAAAGAAAACACCATGTGATACTGATTGTAGTCAGTATGTCGAATTAAAGGGGAAAATAAATGACCTGTCAAAATACGTGAATGCTGTGAAGGACCAAAAGGACGAAATCAAACAAACTTCAGATAAATTACAGGAATTAGGAAAACAAATCGAAAACCTAAATAAAACACTTTCACCTGGAGGACAGGTAAAGATAACGATGTAATGATACCGGATTCATGAGATAATTATTTAATCTCATGAATAAGTAGTAGTATAAATAGTAAGATAATGTCGTCATTATTAGGTCCATCGTATGATTATTGGAAAAGTATCAAACAACCCTCTGAAATGGGAATGTCGCCGGGGTTTTCTCTCGGAGCACTCGCCACGAATGTCGACGGTCTTCTTTCCTATGTTGAAGTTCTTATTTCAGGAACAGGTAATGCAAGTGTAACCGGAAAACCATTAGGAAATAAGTTCTTCTTGAAGACAACCGGTAAATGCAGCGAGACATCTATTGAAAAATGGAAAAAAGAGCGCGATGAAGACGAAGCATGGGACAAGGCGTATGAAGATGTTGATAATAAAGAAGGTGCCAAACAAATAACAGAAGATGAAGCTACTAAACTGAAAAATGCGCTTAACGATCAAAAGAAACAGCGGGATGAATCACGTGAAAAAGAAAAGAAACTTGTAGATCGTTGGATTTATGTGAATAACATTCCGGATGGTTCTGTTCCATTTATTGCGAGTGGTGCAGATGGACGCACTTTTAATGACCTCCGCGGTCTTATTCCTGGCGCACTCGGTAATTTAGGTGCGCTTAATCCAGTTCAGCTATTTAACGGATTTACAGCTGGTACTTATCCGCCTTGTGCTGAAATATCGCTTCAGACAGTCGATAACGACAACGTAAGCCGCAGCGAAAAACATCATGTTGCTTTGGTAGAAATGGTTGAAATGAATCCGTGTATGTTTCCTGGGCGTGTTAATCCTGCATCGGGAAAATCTTGTAGAAATAGTGAAGGGTTCGATGGTATGCCAGCAAATAAGAATCACGAACGCGGTGATGTAAAAGAAAAAACGCCCGATATATATAATCAGCAATATACGCTTGTATCAGAAAACGGCGAATCTATCGGAATATACGAAATGGGAAGTTTAGCTGGTTCTTCTGGAGTCGCATATCAAACATCACATCGCAGTCCTTTGAGTTATAACATAGACATTACAAAGTCGTCTCCAATGACTGAATTATCGTTTGGTAAATTCGGACGTGACAATAATGCGCAGACAAAGGAAGGTGTAAAGTCAGACGCGGACACAGATTCTTCTACTACGAATATTAATGCAAAAGAAGTCCTCGAGAGACATAACGCAAATGCATCGTCGTTTTATAAAGAACCTGTGACGATGACGCCGTCGCATGAAGTATCACGTTCATCATATTACGATGAACTTATCCAACAACTTTCAAAGATACTTGAAAAGAACGGCGGCGGTGATGAAGATATGTCAGATATTAGTGGCGACACATTATCCCAACTTTATTACTATGGTATAACTGCTGTCCTTTTGTATCTTCTTTATAGAATTTTGTATGTAAAAAGAAAGTAATCATTATGAATACATAGTCACACGGCGGGAGTTGTATTCATAATGAAATGGCGGTATTATGTGTGGATAGCATTATTTTGTAATTGCGCGCAGGGTTTGATGACGGTTACGACGTTTATGATGGCGATGCGTTTTGGCCTTCTTGTTAGTCGATTGTATGTAATGATTGCGCCCACCGTTTAATGAATTGTTATTTACGGGTTCTTGCACCGGTGCTGGTGGCTGAGCTATCGTAGTGGCGGCGGTAGTAGTATCGGTTGCAGGGGGCGTGACAGGAGCACCCGACGAAGCGACCTCATTTACTGGTATTTCTGGTAGCGTCGATTTTAAATTATCATCTTCGAGATCCAAACTAGATTCAGAACCGGACACCGAGTCGGAGTCAGAACCTGAACCTGACTCAGACCCTGAATCGGTTTCACTAAGGGTTTCAGTCTCAACAGGAGCCGGAACATTATTGTCGTCGGGTGTTTCTGTTTCAGTAACTGCCTCTTCTGGTGCGGGTGCGGGTGCGGGTGCGGGTGCGGGTGCCACAGTGGAATCAGGTACCTGCACCGCCGGCGGTGGTAGTTCAGGTGTTGGTGTCTCTGTGTATTCTACAGAAGTTTCTTCCACCGGAACAACTGATTCGGGTGCCGAAACCGATGCGTCAAGACCTAATCCTTCTATCGGATATCCATTATTCACAGCATGTGTTTTAAGCGATGATTTAAGCTGAGCAAGCGAACCTTCCGCCGCAAAAAATGCCGCAAGTAATCTGGCAAATTCGCTATTATCTTTCTTTTGTAGTTCAGCTTTTTCTTGTTCCATTTTGGACTTCAATTCCTGATGTTCCTTTTTTAACCCGTCATAATTCTGGCGAAGGGTATTCATCTTTTCAGCAATCAGTTCAAACTCGTTGGCGCTGTCGTCTTCGCTTTCATCACTTTCGCGTTCGACCTCACCGGCGTTGTCACTATCACTCACGCTCACGGCATCGCTTTCGCCGGCACTCACGACAACGTTCGCTCCTGCGGTGGCTTCCTCATTTTTTGAAGAATCTAAACCGAAAAATCCTTTTATTTTATCTGCAGTAGAAACTGTATCTTCCTCTACTGGCACCACAGGCGGTTCAATTGGTGCAGCAGGCGTCGGCGTTTCTGGAGTAGTATCACCTAAACCAAATGTATCTTTCAACTTATCTAAAACAGATGGTTCGTTATTATCTGGCGTTTGATTTTCAGCAGGAGCAGGAGCAGGAGCAGGAGCAGGAGCAGGAGCAGGAGCAGCTGCAACGGGAGGAGCCACCGGTACTGCATCCTTCGATTTATTCTTTTCATCCTCAGATGGTGCTAAAAATTCAAACATCGCACCTCCCTTTTGAGTTTCTCTCTTCTGCTGTTGCTGTTGTTTCGCATATTGCTGTGTTATGCTAGATATACTAGTCATCCTATAATCGTACTCTTCTAATATAATAATATATAATTTTGTGTTATTACTAATTCAGTAATGATACAAAAATGTCAGAGGTGTCGTTCATTCATTCAAAACTTGATGCGCTTGTGAAGCTCAAGAGCAACGAGACCACCGGCAATCTGGGCAAGAATGTAAGGAACAACATCAGACATGGGAATCTTGCCAGCTGCAGCCATCATAATAGTAACTGCAGAGTTGAAGTGACCACCAGAAATGTGCCCACCGAGCATAATTGCGATGGCCAAAGCAGCACCGATGGCAATCGCGTTACCAGTGGCGATGATGACATACAGGAAAAAAACGGTTCCGAGGAACTCAACCAAATACTTGTTCAACATTATTATTGTGCGTGTTATACAATAATTTAATAAAAAAAGTTTATCCTAAATAATTACTTTAGGACTATTATCTATATAATACATATCTGTAGTATGTCGATTGAAAAAACAATAGAAAGTATAAATTATACGAATTGGTATAGTAAATTTATTAAAAGCGGAACTGCGGTTGGTGTATCTCCTACGGGAGTGGATCCAGATGTTCAGCTTCGGTTGGTGAATGGAGAAACATCTAGTTCTGGAAGTGTATCATACCCCGACTTTTTAATCAACCCAGACCTTACATCTTTTGAATTCAATACGGAAGTGTATTGGACACCTACCGCTTTGGGTGGTGGTGACAATTATCAAATCCGGTTTGGAAGCACAACGACGCTGACTATATTATTCAATTTTTGGAATGATTTCTCAAACAACGGATTATCAGGACAGGGTGTGTATATACTAAATTCAAGCGGAACTGCGGTTCTAAAGAGTACAACTGCTCCTGGACCAAGAGGAACTGGCCAAGACCTATGGTATCCTGTTCGTGTTCTATACAACAAGAATGCGTCCAATACATGGACCGTAATAATAAACGGCGCGACCGTTTTGACATATAGCGACCCGAATGCTCAAACATGGCAACAAGTGGCTAATAACAAAGGTGTTACAGTTTCAGCAGTATCTGGTGGTGGGTTAAAGATGATATTCTATCTCCGCAGATTAGGTTTGGTATATAACGCGATGTTTCCAATTCTAACTGCAACTACTTCGGCGATGCCACAGAAGTTTTATCCATCTGCCGATGATTCTACATTCTCCAGCAACCGTGCTGCTTACGCGCGAACACTTTATCCACGAATCACGTCGTCCGCCACCGCGGCTCAAATAACAAAACAAAAATTAGTATATAATCGACATGATGCATCGTCTCGTATGGAACGTCTCAAGTTGCAGGCCATCGGGCAAAGCTCTATGCGACTAAAAGAAACCGAAAAATTACAGTTCAAGGCCCCGAATGTAAATGATGTCCGGGAGGCACTATCTCGTACGCGCTCACAGGGATATGTTGTGCCACCTAAATGCCAACAATCTTAGTCAGTATATGATAATATCGTTATTATCATATTCACATTATTCATTATTAACGGCGAATCGCACGAATCGCGGACTGGGCAGCATTATTCGCACCGCCAAATCCGGCATCGTTGTAGTTACGGTTCATGGCCATCTGCTTGCGAAAGCGGGTGTAATCAGAACCGTCATACACGAATTTGGTATTGCAAGTAGAAGAGGGAATACCGGTGTTGTCGGCTTGAGCATGAACTCCACCTGCTAAACCGCGCCAACCAGAAGCGATACTTTGTTTCACGCTTGTCACCTGGTTTGAACCGCCAGAAGTGTAATTCTGACGAGAAAGATAGTCGCCGGCGTTATTCACGACACGAAAGGGGGTTGCTGCGGGGGCGCGACCGTTATAGTTCTTGCTTGCAGCAGAGCCATTCCAGGCTTTACGAAGAGTAAAACGGATCGTTTCTAGTTCTGAGCTTCCTTTCAAGGTTCCATTTGAAACTGGATTGGGAGAGATGCCTTTGAGCCCGCCTCCTAAAGAAAACATAATTCGGGGTTTGTTGTTTGTATATAATCTCGATATAATATTAGGGAATATATTATTCTATATTTATTGGGGTTGAGATGATGAAGCGACGACGAAAGAACAGACGTTGGAGCGTAGGCGCGGATGTCGCGCTAGCGACGGAGCACCGAAGCGACAACGAAACAATTACGTCATAATCCTCGGCGCCACATTCATCGTCGCCAGTTCTTGAAAGAGTAATTTGCATGCATACGGTATCTGAACCAACGCAAAGTCCGAACGATTGTCGCATGTTTTACAGAAGTGAATACTCCGTTCCGCATTATACGACGCAATAATACCGCATTTTCGACATACATGCACTTCATATTTATCCGAGCAATCATACATACGACCCTTCGTAAAACGAGATGCACCATGCCCAACCATCGCATCACGCTCCATTTCACCGAAACGTAATCCACCATCACGGCTACGACCTTCCGCCGGCTGATGTGTGAAATTTACCATCGGTCCGATCGAGCGGCTGTGTTGCTTATCGGCCACCATATGTTTCAATCTCTGGTAAAACACCGGCCCGATGAAGATGTCGGATTTGATTTGCTCACCGGTGAGTCCGTTGTATAATAGCTCGTTGCCATTCATTTCAAATCCGACCTTCAGGAGTTCCTTGCTAATATCCTTAATGTCATATTCACCAAATGACGTTCCGTCGCCAAATAATCCTAAATTCACGAGAACCTTTCCGAGCAAGGTCTCCTTCAATTGCCCGATCGTCATACGTGATGGAATCGCATGAGGATTGATAATAATGTCGGGGCGGATTCCTTCTTTTGTGAAAGGCATATCCCGCTCTGGAATGATATTGCCGATTGTACCTTTCTGTCCCATTCGACTTGATACTTTATCACCGATCACCGGCTTTCGAAATGCGCGGACGCGGACCTTGCAGAAACAATACCCTTCACCGTTGCTGTCGATATAACTCTTATCTACGTAACATTCCTCCGATGTATGATACACGCGACTGATGTCTTCGTATTTCACGATTTTCGTAGGGTCGTTTCGGTTGTCCTTGATCGGAATCACCTTACCCATGATGATATCGCGGTTTTCGATGAATGTATTCGCTGGCATGACTCCGCGCTGGTTCAGCTTATCGTAATTCCCGAACTTCATTCCTTTCGTCTTGGATGCATCCGGATGGCATCGAACTTCCTCATCGCCGTTGATCTTCTTGTCCTCGTCCTTCTCGGTATGGTAAATCGTAGCAGAGAACATCCCGCGGTCGATCGCGCCTTGATTTACGAGAACCGAATCTTCCTGATTGTATCCAGTATATGACATAATCGCGACGATGAGTGGCGCGCCAGAGGGGATTTCCGCGAGTTGAATCATCTGCATGAGACGGGTATCCACGAGGGGGCGGTGTGGATAGGTAAGGACATATGCGGTTTTATCCATACGGCGCTGGTAGTTGGTCACGTAGATGCCGATGGCTTGCTTACCCATGGCACAATTTGAACTCGCGAACCCATCACCTGCGATAAACGAGTGGTTATCGCTTTCTACTTCGATATCGGAGACCATACGATTTGATACAGGAACGATACTCTGAATTGGAACGAAGATGATGCGCAACTCATCAAACACACCCACTTTCAACTCTGGGTCTTCCATCATTTCTTTAACGGTCTTCCATCCTGCGTTGGTTGAAAAGCGGTGGTCTTCCGTTGCGATGATTTCGCGTCCGGATATTGTGGATATCTTATAAACCGGATGTGTATTTTCCTGGATGAAATGATTAACAACCTTCGTCGTAGATACTTCAAATGTCGTCGGGTGATATGTGATTACTTCGTCTCCTACTTTGACATCTTTGATCGCAACACGACGACCATCGCTCATTTGAACCGTCTCATTTACATCCAAACACTGATAAGTATTCCTGGGCGCCTGATTGTGCTCAGGAAACGGGATACATGACGCCAAAACCCCGAAGATCGTACTCGGGTGTATCTCACAGTGTGAATACCTGTATTTATACGGGGATGTCGTATCCGTCTCATTACGATATAGATGATGCGGGCGCATCGCAATCATACTGAACGCCTGCTCATCAGGGTCGATATATTCAATCACACCGTGGCTTGCCTCCGCCGCCGCGCCTGCATCGCCCGCGCTCATATGCGTCAGCAAATCATCCCAACCGATTTCACGTGCGTCAATTCTCTTGATTATATCACGGGTGATGAAGAGCTCATTTGAATCTTGATCCACAAGCAAGAGCGGCCGCATCATCCGCCCTGCATCATTACATATCCGAATTTCGGCATTTGGATAGTCAAAGACAATCGATGTGTATATATTGATAATACCACGCCATTTCTTCAGTTTGAATTCGTGGTACAAACGCTGCGGATCACGAGTAATCCCAACCCATGTTCCATTCACGAAGACCTTGACTTGGCGATATGTATCGCGCGGTTTCAGCGTCTCGAGGCGTTCAATATATTCGTCGATATACGCATGCAACGACGCCGGGTTGCTATGAATCGTCACGTGACTGAGATAACTGATATTCTTGACAACGCCGATACTTCCACCTTCTGGTGTTTCCGCTGGGCAAAGAAACCCCCAGGACGTATTATGTAACTTACGTGGCGGAATAAGTTTCCCGCTCTTGTCAATCGGGGTATTCAAACGACGCAAATGACTCAAACTCGACGAGTATGTAAGACGGTTCAACACCTGAGCAACACCAACTTTGTTACTCGTCATGCTCTTGATACCGAAATCACCCGTCGATAATGCACGCTTCAACCCGTTCTCGATCGTCGTCGATTTAATGATCTTATACATATTCGTATCGTTGATGATACTCAAATAGTCCTCGGTGGAACGCCATGAGCCCGTGTTGATTTCACGAACCACCTGTTTCGACATGTCTTTGACGAGTTTGTTGAAATAATTCCGGAAGAGGTTATTTAGAAGTGCGCCGGTGAGATCCACGCGCTTGTTCAAATAAGAGTCACGGTCGTCCTGCTTGTTGATTTCAAAGAATGCGCATAGTAATTTATGCGCCATGTGACCAAGGAAGAATTTCCTTTGCTGGTCGGTATTGCAGTGTGGAAACAGATCGTTGTGAAGAACCTCGTGTGCAAACTCGCGCTTTTTAATCGCGCCACTTTCTTTATCCATATTGATCGGTGTAAATATTACTTGCGATGTGAAGTATCGAACCGCGTCTTCCTGTGTCATGATTCCGTTGGCGTCGATAATAGACGCCTGAAGTGCCTCCAATAGTTTTGCGCTGATTCCACTTGCGCCTCCTCCCCCGGTGTCGTCCGTACTGGCGCTACTACCGTTGATGTTATACACGATATATTCGCAGATTTCTTGGTCGGATAAAACGCCAAGTGCGCGAAATACGACGAATAATGGGATTGGCTGCTTCATTCTTGGAATTTGAATGACGAGAGGATGACCAAACCCGTTCTGTTTCGCGACCACCATCATGTTGATTTGTTTCGGGGAAATGCACTTGGAATCTGGAATCGACTTGATTTCTGCAACATACCGCCATTTGTTGTTGTTCTTCGAAACATTATAGCATAACACCTTATTCTCCGCTGCACGCTCCTGTCCAAGGACGGTTTTTTCGCTTCCGTTGATGATGAAATACCCGCCGGCGTCATAGGGGCATTCTCCGGTGATGTTGTGGTCGAGGTGTTTATGCTGCGTCAATACACAAATACATGATTTCAACATGATTGGCATTTTTCCGATTTGGATTTTGGGGAAGACCTTGTGATGTGTCGTTATTTGTTGGTCGGCGCCGCTGTCACTTCCGGAACCGCGGACAATATACTTGACATTCATATCAACAGTCATCATAGACGCGTACGTGAAATTACGCAAACGTGCTTCTTGTGGAAACAGGATTTTGGTTGCGCCGGTATTCTCGTGAATCTGAGGCCGAGACAAATACAAGTTTGTAAAATTGACTTCGACTTCCAGTCGGTGTTTGTGCGTCGTTTTGTCATAGTCTTGATCAGATGCGATTTTCACCGGATTGAACATATCCACCGTTCGCTTCAATTGCACATTCACCATATCGTTGTATGACTCGATTTGATGACGTACGAGTTGTTCCAGATGTTTTCCCTCAAAATAGGAACCAATGATTGACCATGGTTCTTCAATATAGTTTCCAATACGACCGTGAATTTTGTCTTGAAGTGACGACGACGCGTCGGCTGGTGCTGCTGCTTCTGAAGCCAGTTCTTTGTCGTTTATATATCGTGGATTCAACATCTCATAAGTTGGCGGCGCCTCGCCGTCTATGTGTCCGTGTTCGTGTTCGTGTTCTTGGCCGTTATTGTTATTTGTCATGGTAATATTGTCGGGTTCAAACGTATTCACCATTTCTGCTGTAGTAGGCAACTTCGATTTGCGAATAAGTTTCGGCATCTTTGAATAACAATAACGAAATGAATTGACCCTGATTGTTGTATATCTGGGCTAACTATATTATGTCTTCAATTTATTTTTATGTTGTTTTTCAATTGATATTACTTACTTTCGTAATACATTCATCTTGTTGGCGAAATGAAACAGATATAAACCGTTTTTTATTTATTCTATTACCCGGACAGACGACAACTCATAACGACGTCTGAACATTAAATGTCTAACGCCAATCCCGCCCCAAATAATAATAATAATAACAATAATAACAATAACAACCGACAACCGTCACGAAAAAAACGTAGATGGTATTATAACTTGCCAGGAAAAGATGCGAATCCACCTAACAAGAAACAAAAACACTCGCCTACTACACCACATTCAGATAACCGCGAAAATGAACGAATCGAAAATGAAAAACAGGTATTGAAAATGGAGCAACAGTTACACGAGTACTTTCATAAAACAAACACCGCGTATTCATATATTGATGATAATGGTATTTATAGTTACACACCAGCGCCTGCACAGGCAGAGGCATCTGCACCGACCCAGCCTCCAGCACCTGCACCTTCAACGACCGGACAGACGTCGGCGAATCCATTTATGAATATGACATTTACTCCGTTTGTTCCATCAAATGCACCCCTATTTTCGAATCCGCCAATTCCAAATTTATGGACGTCGATTTTTCCAATTAAAATAGCTCAACCTCCTGTATTTCCAACACCTTCGGCGACATGTGCCGCTTTTACTGAAACAAAGGCTTCTCCTCCTCCTGATCCGGCTCCTGCTGCTGAACTGGTAGAAATACGCGAAAATATAGCACATATCGACGACCTTATTGCCCTTTGTGATAAATATCCGTTGTCTGACAATAAAAAATATAATATCAACATGTCGGCAATCCATGCGATGCGTCAGCCTTTGACCGATTTATCAAACATGGTTGGTATGGATACGATAAAACGAACTATCGTAGATCAGATCCTTTATTACCTTCAAGAACTGCATATTCCAGAGCCTACTGAACCGAAAAATAGTAATAATAGCCCGGACAAGGACTTGCGAAAAGGATTAGACGACGGATCTGTAAAGGAGGATGTCAAAAATATGCCGAATCCGTTTGGTCCATTTGCACACGCATTTCCTGCATTTCAGGCATCAGCGATGGAATTTAAGCCATTCGCGATCAAAAAACCGGCTTGGGGAAATGGAAATGGAAATGGAACGGTGGATGATTTTGCATTACCAACCAAGGGCGACTTCATGCATACTGTCATTTATGGCCCACCTGGTTCAGGAAAGACAGAAGTCGCGAAAATCATCGGACGTATTTTTAGTAATCTTGGTATTTTAAACAAGAAGATCTTCAAAAAAGTAAGCCGGAATGATCTAGTTGCGGGATATTTAGGGCAAACCGCGATCAAGACGAAGGATATGATTAAAGCATCCCTCGGTGGCGTATTATTTATTGATGAGGCATATTCTCTCGGTAATTCAGAAAAGAAGGACAGTTTTGCCAAGGAGTGCGTCGATACGCTATGCGAGGCTCTCAGCGAACACAAACATAATTGGATGGTGATTATTGCGGGGTATGAAAAAGAACTCAACGATTGTTTTTTCAGTTTAAATGAAGGATTGAATTCCCGTTTTACATGGCGGTTTAAATTAGACGCATATAAACCGTCTGAATTAAAATCAATATATGAGAAACAGGTGCGTGATTATGGATGGACGATAATAAAAGATGTGGGGGCGACCGCGGATACTCTGCCGGAATCATGGTTCGCATCACGAATGGATTATTTTACGACGTATGGTCGAGATATGGAAACATTATTTACAAAAACAAAAATTGCACACAGTCGGCGAGTTTTCTGTCTTCCTATGTCCGATAAAAAAATCATAACATTCGCAGATTTAGAGAACGGTTTCAAATTATTTATTGAAAATCCGGAAGTGAATGAACGAAAGGAACGAGGAAGTGGCGGACCTTATATGAAGACGTTATATTTATAAATATATACTCGTAGTATCTTATAAGTTATATATAAGATATTACATCGTAATCATGAGTGAAAAAAAAAGTATTACAATCGCTTCGGGTTCTTTAATCGGCGGAAGTGGTGGCGGCGGTTCAAAAAGAAAATCCAGTAGGCGTGGTAGCGGTGATGGCGAGCGTAAAATACGACCAAGTTCGATTGTTCAACCAAGCACGCTTAAGAAAACGTTACTCGAGAGAATTAAACAACATCAGCGAACAAGAGAACGGTCTAGAGAACACCGTCAGAACGATTCTAGTGCCGAGGATAATGCCGTGACTACAACCGCGGCAGCACCAGCAGATGATAATTTTACACAATCCATCGATTTTCTTCGTAAATTGGCGATGAAACGGCGGCAGCAGCAGCAGCAGCACACCCAGAAACACCCGCATTCATCCTCATCCTCCAGCGGGTTAGGACTTCCAGAAGCAAAAACGCCTGAGGCCAAAATGTTGAATCAAGTCGCTGAAACATTACATAACGGTGAAATATTAACGAATACTGGATTACTTGGTTTGCCGGTGGTTCCTACTATGGTTCTTCCAGTACAACAACCACAACCATCGTACTCGGCATCACCGATGGTTTCGCTTGATCCTATGCCTATGCTAATGCAAACGTCGTCGTCGGCGTCGTCAGATTTTACGAATACCACATCTTTTAATCCTCTACCTACAGCTCCTCCTCCAAACATAACTCAACTGGCGGATATGTATAACAACACAATAGCATCTGCTACGACGGCGATCACAGAATCAGCGTCGGATTCTACGACACCTTCGGATGCAACAGTAAAGGAACCTCCATTACATATTCCTACAAAACCAGAAGACTATCTCCCTTCTATTTTTATAAAAGAAGAACCTCCGCATGGTTGTCTTAAAAATGGTACAAAACCGACATTTCGTGAATGGGCTACAAATATGCTTAAAAAACCGGTGGATACAATCAAAAATATGATTGGTGGGGGGTTGCCTTCCGATGAAGGCGGAGCGAGCAGCGAGCAAAGTGGCGGTAGCGGCGGCGGTGGCGGTGGCGGCGGTGGCAACGATAACAACAACGGATTAAATGTAGGCTCTAGTGCATTACATCCAGAACAAGTTGCCGGTATGCGCGTAAAAATACGTAAAACACATAAAAAACGTTTCAGGATCGGAAAACATGATAACGTTGTCGGTGTGTTGTTAAAAAATAAACAAACACAACGACATATTCAAAGCCAGCACCTTACATTAAAACAAAAGACAATCGGTGAAATCCGGAAATACCTATATGATCATCATTTATTGAAAATCGGCTCGAATGCTCCACCTGATGTATTACGACGAATGTACGAGGATTCGATTTTGACCGGTGATGTTAAAAATACGAATAATGATGTATTGTTGCACAATTTTATGTCGGGTGGAGGTAGCGAATAATACCGGCACGCATTACTAGCAATCCGGCACGCATTACTAGCAATCCGGCACGCATTACTAGCAATGCGTGCATATATAAACCGTATTCTCCGGCATCGAATGTGTATCCGCATTTCTATTTTCGTTACTCATCGGAAACAGCAAGTCCTCTAGCGTTCGTCCGTGAATATGAAACTTTCGAGCCTTCTTCAAAAGAATCGGAATATCACGATGCTGGTGTTTTTGGATGAGGTCCTCATAAATAAACTGAATCACGTAATCGACGAGATGTGTCTCAAGACGAAGAAACATCGGATCACTTCGTCCAATATTACCGATTTCGCATGTATCGCTGTGCGTGTCCATGTTATTACGTCTAGAATTATTAATATTCCGTTCATTTGGATCGTAATAATCATCGATTCGTATCGGGATATTGAATTTATAATTCCAGAATGTGTCGCAAGAGATACGCACATCAAGTGTAATCATATCGATATTGTTTCTGCGTAGGTTGTTCATCGTAATCGAATAATAATAATAGGTTCAATACATATATTCAATAGATATGTTTAAGTGTATTTCTATTACCGATTGTGGGTTAAATAACATAAACCGATTATAATATAATAAATTAAGTATCCTATAGTAATGAATATTTGTATCCGCGTACCCGGGACCACCGAATGGTCTTCATCCGTTTTACATGTAACCCCTGGTATCCGTGATACATATGCAGAATATAAAGAACGTCCGAATTATTATCGAGAGGCACCGTATCTTACGACCGAATATATCGTGTATCGTCCCGACAACGACCCCTATTTACCGACATATATTGCACGGGTGGCGGATATTCCGGCGTTGATCGAGAACGGGGTCGCAACGGGTATCGGCGCGGGAATCGGAGTCGGACTTCGAAACAATCTGGCGAATAATATCAACATCACGCGAGAGATTCACAATACGATGGAGAATGAAGGAAAGTCGATACCGATTATGGATTTGAACGACATTTCGGTTTTCATCGTGGATAATCCCGGGATGGCCCGCGCGAATTGGCTGCCCGCACGGTCTTATCAAATCTGGGCGTATCGTGATTTCATCTACGACCCTCACCGTAGTATCAAAAAATCATATATGTCGCGGAATACATCCCCGCTAGCATATGAATCCAACGACCGTATTCTCGCGAATCAAATTGTAACGATCCCGGTTGCAAATATTTCGCCGAATATCGTATTCAATATCTCGCGGAATGAAAACAATAGCGTGTATTTTGAGAGAAACGACACCACTGTGTCGCGGACCCGTATTTGTGATAACGAATATGCGCGTGCAGGATATCTTGGATTTTATACACGACTTACGATGGATCCAGGTATGGTAGTTATCCCGCCGCAGTCGCCGCACCCATCGGGGGGGGAGGGGGAGGGGGTATCTGCTGTATATTATAACGTTTCTTCGAAACTCTCAACCACACATCTTCCTGACCCCGAAGAAACCGACGATGAAGAGCATCAGTGTATATTGTGTTTTAAGTATCGCGTAAATGCGCGGTTCTCACCATGCGAACACCAGGTTTGTTGTTCAGGGTGTTATTCTAAAATGTCGAAAAATGAATGCCCGGTTTGTCGAGCAGATATTACACGGGTTATGAATGTCTAATAAAGACATAACACGAGAGATATATAACCCTAACGTCGAGAGATTCGTTCGTTTGTTCGTTAATAAGACATCAATCATGGCGCTTATTAAAGAGTATTTTACATTAACCGAGAAATATACGGCAGAATATGGACCGAATACGGTTGTCCTGCTTCAAGTGGGTGCATTCTTTGAAGTATATGGACAGGTCATGCCTGCGGCGACGGCGGCCGATAGTAGCTCCAGCGTGGCGGGATCGGTGTGTTCAGGAAGTCGTATCGATGATTTCTGCTTGATTTGCGAACTTGCAAAGGCGAATAAAACCCCCGGTATCGTAATGGCCGGATTTCGGGATTATGGACTGGATAAGTATTTGAAGAAATTACAGGACGCCGGATATACTGCGGTTGTATATGTCCAGGATGGACTGAAGAATCCACCCGTGCGTGTGTTACAGGGGATTTATTCACCGGGTACGTTCTTTTCGACGGATATTGCGGGTGGGGCCGGGGCCGGGGCAGGGGTGGGTGGCAGCGCCGCACTGTCAAATAATATTGCATGTATCTGGATTGAGAAAATATCTCGAACACTCGCTGCAGGAAGTGGCGGTACGCTGATTATGGGAATGACAAATATAGATATTTATACGGGACGTGCTACGATATTTGAAACAGAGAATAAAGACTCACATAATCCAACTACATACGATGAAGTCGAGAGATTTATATCATCCTATACTCCATCTGAAGTGATACTTATCTCCAATCTCTCGAATAGAGAAGTGGAAGATGTTATTCATTATACAAACATACAGGCAAAGGTGATTCATCGGGTATCGACGACCGAGGGCGTCGGGGGCGGCACCGGCACCGGCAACTCGACCCTGAAAGCCGAGAGATGCACCAAACAAATATATCAAATGGAAGTATTGAATACATTTTATCCAAATGGACTTGCCAAATCTCTCGAACAATCATTTATGAACTACTCCATCGCCACCCAATCGCTTGTTTATTTATTGAACTTCATCTATGAACATAATCCTTCTCTTGTATCTAAGATCCAAGAACCCGTATTTGAGAATATGTCCGAGAGATTAATCCTTGCGAATCATTCCCTGCGTCAATTGAATATAATTGATGACGCGGGCATAAGCTCTCGACTGAGTTCGGTCTTGTCACTTTTAAACCATACAGTGACTCCGATGGGATCTCGTGCATATAAATACGCCATTTTACATCCAACATTTAATGAAGAACAATTAGAAGAGGATTACGCCATTACAGAGTACATGCTTTCGCTGAAAGATAAAGGTGGATCGATCTCATTCGAGACATTACGAGAGAAACTCGGCTTCATGAAAGATATAGAAAAACTCCACCGTCATATTATTCTACGCAAGATTATTCCGTATCATATGTTTTGTTTGTTTCATAATCTGCGGCATATTCGAGATTTATATTCGGGATGTTTGAGAGATTCACATCTGTCAGAATATCTCTCTGAGAGATGGAAAATACGGGATGATATCGTCGGTAAAAGCACACTCCTTTTGGATACCTTCGAAAAGACGTTGAATATCGATTTATGCCGGGATATAAACGATACATTATTTGATACAAATATTATACAACGTGGAATATCCGCTGAATTGGATAAAGTAACTGACGAGTATCGTTGTACACAGAAATCTCTCGACGAGGTACAACGCGTATTAAACGAGTTAATCCAAGCAGGCGAACAAAAATCGTCGAGCGGCGGTGAGCCAGACTATGTCAAAGTTCATGAAACCGATAAAATGGGAATTTCTCTTCAGGCCACGAAACGACGCACCAAAATCCTCGAAGATCGGATTAAGAAACTCCCTGCAAATGGGAAGGTAATTTCGATTGTGATAGACAAGGAGACGAACCGCACGCTCATGTTTGATACGACAGGTCTTACCTATCCGGCAGCATCCGGGAGCAATAATACGATCCACAGTCAGCAAATCTATGAATTGTGCTCAACAGTTGTTTCATTACGTGCGAAAATCTCGGATTTGGTGTCTCTCGTGTATTACCAATTCATCGAGTCACTTCATGAATACTATCACGATTTCGAAAATATGATTGCGTTTGTAAGCGCAGCCGACATGATACAGAATCGGTGTTACGTTGCAAAGAAGTATCGGTATTGCAGACCGGTCGTTGCGAAGGCTGGGATGGAGGCGGGCGAGGCGGGCGCCGCCGGTGCGTCGTTTGTCCGCGCAACAGGGCTTCGCCACTGTCTTATCGAGAGAATTAACGAAGATGAATGCTACATTACAAACGACGTTTCGTTGGGGGGCGATGGTATGCTTCTCTATGGAACCAACGCAGTCGGGAAAACCAGTCTCATCCGCGCAATCGGTGTTGCGGTCATTATGGCCCAAGCCGGATTTTATGTCCCGGCGACCAGGTTTGTATACCGTCCTTACCGCGCAATCATGACACGTATTCTCGGCAACGATAATTTATTTAAAGGACTTTCCACATTCGTCGTTGAAATGTCGGAACTCCGCGTGATATTGCGAATGGCTGATACGAATACTCTCGTATTAGGCGACGAGTTATGCTCTGGAACCGAAATGGACTCAGCGATTAGTATTTTCGTAGCCGGCTTACAGCACCTTTACCGCGCCGGTGCGTCATTTATCTTCGCAACCCATCTTCACGAAATCGCTGCCTACTCCGAAATTCGAGAGATGGCCCCGCGTCTCCGTCTCGCACATATGCGCGTATTTTATGATAAGTCACGCGACACGTTGGTGTATGACCGGAAGCTTCAAGACGGCGCGGGTGAAAGTATGTATGGTCTCGAAGTATGTAAGTCACTTCATCTCCCGGATGATTTTCTCGAAAACGCGAACATGATACGCGTGAAGTATCGCGGGGTCAGCACGAAAACACCTACGGCGAGTATTTTAGAGGACGCAGCCCCATCTCGATATAATGCAGCGAAGTTGCGGCGATTGTGCGAATTGTGCGAGAAAGCACGCGGGACAGAAGTACATCACTTGCAACATCAGGAAAGCGCAGATGCCGACAACTTCATCGGGCATATTCATAAGAACCATCCGGCAAATCTGGCGTCGGTTTGCGAAGACTGTCATCGAGAGATTCATACTACGGGGGTGGAACATGTGAAAGTGAAAACGGGGAAGGGGGTGCGGATTGTCGCGAAACCGGCGAAGGTATGAGCTGAGCCTTATTATCTATCCATATTGTAATTGGATTCAACAATAATGGACAAAGTATCAAACGCATTATCAGCAATTAAAGACGCAAGTGTCTCAGGTGCGAGTCGCGCAGGAGGGTTCTTCTCGTCTTCCGCGGAGAGTGGCGTAAGCACATTCAAAGGGACTAGTTTAGGCGAGTCATTTTTCAAAAATATCGGCGCGATTCTGGTCGTGGTCTTTATTTTGTTGGGAGGTATAATCTATATTGATTTAGCAAGTGGAGTTCCAGCCAACAAAGCATCATCATCGGTCGCAAGTGCAGCAGCGAGTGTAGTCGAGAGAAAAGTCTATGTTGAACCGAATACCGCACTCGGGTCAGACCGCGATCTTCCATCCGATGTCCCATGGACCGTTCCTGCTATAAGCATGCGAAATGAACTTAAAGAAGCGTTCGGTACGCCTTATGCTGAAGCAGAATTAGAGAAAATCCATACCAAATGTAGCGATTCATTTTGCGTAATGCATGATAAATCGCCAGCAGATTTAGAGCGGGCGTGTAATTCGATTACGACAAAACAAATGTGCGGGACGAAATGCTGCTGCGGATGGACCAAATACGTCGGATTTGAAGGTGATAATGATCTCACCGTCGTAATGAATACGGCAGAATCCAACGTTGCTGATTCAAGCGGACGCTCTGATGAATCAAAAATACCTGGAAAATGTGTGGCGGGAAATGCTAAGCGGCCATATAACATCAAAGATGCCAATAACAACGACAGCGATATCGCATATTACTATTATTTAGGACAGTGTGTCGGCGGACGTGGGTGCATGAAACAGGGCGCGGTTCGTTCATAAAAATCTAGGACTATTATATAAAATGAGAAGAACAAAATCTAATAAGAAGAAGACACAGCGAAAGAAATCCCAAACGGGAGGATACGCTATGCCTTCGCGGTCTCGGTCTCGGTCTCGGCATCGTATGTCATCTGCTAGCCGAAAAAATAAACATCATAAACCATGAATAACAATTGATATATAAAAATTGATATATAAAAACAATATGTTATCATATATCAATAAGCTTCCTCCGTACGCTCTGTCACACCACACCAATCATAATGATTATCCCCGTCAAATGTTTTACCTGCGGCAAGGTTCTCGCCGACAAATACAGATACTATTTAGCCGAAGTGCGTAAAATCAAGCTTTCCCGTAACTTGGATGTGGACAAGGTCATTTACCTGACTGCTGAGTATATCGACAAGACGCCGGAAGGCGAGGTTATGGACTCACTCGGCCTTACGAAGATGTGTTGCCGTCGGCACATGCTCACCCACGTGGATATTATATAAATTTGCCGGTTTGCAAATAGTTGGCGAGCCAACCCTACTTATTATTTTTCTATTCATAATATAATAATAAGTAAATAATAAGTAAATAAATGGCATCTAAAAAGTATCGCCGCAGCGGTACTAATCGCAAGCGTGGGGCATCAACGAAGTCAAAGAATTGCAGCAAGGGTGGTCGAAAATCCAGTAGGCGCGCACGCACCGATAAGAAGAAGAGGACGCATAAATGGCATCAGAAAGGTTGCCAATCTGGTGGTGGAAGTATGACTGGAGGCTGGCCTTGGGGTCCAAGTGACGTTCATCACAGCGGCGGAGGTGGCGGTGCAGGAGGACAATCACCGGTCCCGCAATCTATCAACGGGAATCATTATTCTTTAAATAGTTCAACGATGGCGCCACCTCAAAGCAGCAACCATCTTGTCGAGAAGGGGCAGTACGGCGGAAAACGCCGTCGGCACCCTCGTCGTTATGTCGGCGAGCAACATGGCGGAGCAGCTGAATACTTACCTGAATCCGCAAACACTACAGTACGTGGTGTTCTTGAAATACCAGCAAGCATTACAAATGCGTTGCAGGGTGCTTCTACCGCGTTCAAAACATCAGACCCGACTATTCAGCCAATTGGACAACCGGTTCAGTTAAAGTAAAAATTATATTGTTATTTTTGTCAAATACTAATATATACATTATCATGGATAATCTCATAAAAAAAGCGCAATCATTATGCGCACCTTCTATGTGGTTTTTAGTTATCACAACTCTATATCTTATTTACGGAATATTTGTATCCTATAAAGATGGTGTTTATCCGATATGTTTCGACCCGGATAGATGCGACCTCTTCACAACCTTTGCGCGTTTAGGTTTAGCAGTAATTCTTATGTTATTATTTACGTTGATTTTGAATGTGATCTGCTCGTATGGATATAATGTCATCGCTTGGCTGTTATTTGCGGTGCTTCTCATATCTCGTCATATAAACGGCGTTTCGATTGATATCTCTTTTTAATTCAATCGCGATGATGTAAATTTTTAGATTTATTTTAGATTTATTTTAGATATATTTTAGATGTATATAAAATATACCTGTATTTTATAAGCTATATCATAATATATACATAATGGACGGTATTATCAACAAGGTGCAGTCACTATGCACTCCAGCATTCATTTTTTTCATTCTTTCAGTACTTTCACTCTTTGTCATGCTTTTTGACAATCTGGAAAACACGCATTCTTATTGTTTCGGAAATGTGAGCTGTAATGTCGCCAACACATCCACGATTTTTATTGTGGAGATTTTATTCCTCGTATTCTGGACGTGGGTCTTGAACTTTATTTGCTCACGCGGATATCCTAATTTCGCATGGTTTATTCTGCTTTTCCCTTATATTCTTCTGTTTGCGCTATTATTATTTGGCGCGGCCGAAATCCGAAACACGAATAAGATGAATGAGGCGAGCGTAGCGATTATTGACCCGTTCTCATTTCGGTGATGTGTAATTTTATATCTATCTATTATTATAATAATACCTAGACAAACCAGTAAAATAAATGTATAACAAATTATCAAATTATCAAATAGAAGCACAAGAAAAATATAGATATTTAACAAATGACGAAATAAAGAAATTAAACAATTTGAAGAAGTTAAAGCAAGACCTAATTGGCAAACAATTTACAGAGAATGATGATCCAAGATTTACACTACCAGTTCGCGATACCCCTGATTTTAAAACAATTACAGAACATTATCAAAATGTGGAACGGCCACAACAACTAGCACAAGAAGCCGATAAAATACAAGATGAAGATGCAATGGAACAAGTCCGGTCCGCATGGCGACGTCATGGAGATTTATATAATGCTAGACTAAATGAATCTATGAAAAAAGAACAAGCTAAAACATTTTCAGATGTATTAACACATGCGCGAAAAAATCCAGATGTTCTTGAAAGTATAAAAAGTCTTACTACAAAGACGAAAAAAGGCGGTAAGACTCGCGTTTTTAGGAAGAAAACAGCAAAGAAGGTTTCTCGTCGTAATCGTCGGTCGCGTAATATCCGTCGTAATCGCCGTTCGCGAGCACATAAGCGCAAATAAGCATGAATGCATCATAGATATGTATCTAATAATCGATACATATCTATAATATCACATAAACATTATTACATTATAGTTATACATATTAGAGGACTCATCATATTACATGGATTCTGACCCAGAATTACCCTGGAAGGTCATAAAGCGATTATTCGATGATGACCCACAAATGATGGTTCGTCATCATATCGATTCGTATAACGATTTCTTCGGGAAAGGGATCTTCAAGATATTTCGCGAGAGAAATCCAATTATTCTTCAAAAAGAACAAGACCCAGATACACAGGACTTCAATCTGCGCTGTGAATTATATTTAGGTGGAAAGAACGGCGACAAAGTATATTTCGGAAAACCGATTATTTACGACGATGACCGCGAGCATTATATGTTTCCAAATGAGGCCCGGTTGCGTAATATGACATATGGCACAACCATACATTATGACGTGGATGTCGTGTTTAAGATTGCGGTGCCGAATAGCGGCGATGGCGAGGGCGGGGGTGGCGGCAGCGGCACGCGTATCGAAGTTACTACCGCCACACTCGAGCGAATTCTCCTAGGTCGTTTCCCTATTATGATTCAATCAAACCACTGTATTTTACATGGCCTAGAGCCGAAGGCGCGGTTTTATATGGGAGAGTGCAAAAATGACTACGGCGGGTATTTTATCATCGACGGGAAAGAGAAGACGATTATTTCCCAGGAAAAATTCGCCGACAATATGCTCTATATCCGTGAAAATAACGAAGACAACGTATATACACACGCCGCTGATATTCGCACCGTAAGCGAGGATGCATCCAAACCAGAGAGAACTTTGTCGGTCCGTATCGTCGCGCCCACCAGCCTTCTCACCAATAAACAAATCGTCGTTAATATTCCCAACGTGCGTTCGCCT